ATCGAACGGGGCACGAAATATGATGATGCTTTTCATAAAACTTGGGAAGAATGGGGATTGGATGTAACTCGAATACAACTGACTATCAAACTCTGCCGTTTAAAAAATCTTGAATATAATCGAGACAGTCTTGATACTATTCGAGATACGCTAATTGATATTGCAGGTTATTGTATTCTTTCGCTTATAGAGATAGATAAAGAAAAGAAAAAATAATACATCAGTAACTGAAGTTTAATTTTAAATTAGAAATAATTAAAGGAGGTGATATTATGGGATATTATGTATCAAACATTATTGGGATCCGGACCGGAGGAGTTTTTAGTGGAGAGACAGATGTTGAAGACGTTAAAAATCGAATTAAAAAAATAATTTTGGAAATGCGTGAAGAATCAAGAAAAGAAGGAAGTGAGATATTTGATCCGGATTTGGGATGGAAAGATGGTGATCCATCGCATTGTATGTGTGAGAAAGAATTAGTGGGTAGTAAAGGTTCATATATAGTATTAGCAGGAGTTTTTAATTACTGGACATTCAATGTAGTTGAGCAGTTTGCTAAACGATTATCGCAGGAATTCGGTACATATGTGATGTTAATGAGCTGGGATGAAGAACAAGATATTATTAAATCTGATGTCTATTTAGGAGGAAAATCTATTAGGGAAAATAACGAGGATCCGATAAGTAGCGCTCTCAGAAGAGTAGTATAAGCGAATACGTAGCAAATGAAAGCACAAGCTGATATCGAAATTTATGAAAGATGGATAGCAGAGTTTAAAGGATTCTGCTCAGGAAATTTTGGATATCGTCAAGTAGATTTTATATGTGAAAAATCGGAGAAAGACCTTCTCAATCAAATAAGGAGCTATCTAAAAATACATAAAAAGTTATTTCTTGACATAATTGTTAAAGAAAGACGGGCAAAATTTAAAATCGGGAAAGAGAAGTTTGATTTATTGGTAGAAAGAAAAGAATTTCATCGTTTGAATTCAAATAATCCTATATTTAAAGAAGATGATGAAAGAATAGAAAAACTGTGGAGGCATAATCTTAATATTTTTTATATATAATTATCTATCATGTTAAAAAAAATGAATATTGAAAATTTTTTGAATGGAGAGAATATTGTAGATATAAATGCTAATTACTATCCGGATATAGCTAATATTCGAAAGCAGTTAGCATCTGGTATTGAACTGGCTTTTAATAAGCAGTTGATTACTGATTGGTTCAATAGAGGTAAAGAAATTCTTGCACTTCACGGAAATGAAGTATACATTCATGATTCTTCAAAACTATTATTGCTGCCATACTGCTATTCAATTGCAACCGAACCTATAATGAGTGAAGGACTACTATATTATCCTCATTTCAAGAGTAAGCCACCTAAGCGATTGGATTCGTTTATAGCACAACTTATAGAATTTACATCTTATGTTGCGAATCGTACACGAGGAGCAATTGGCATTCCTGATCTCATTTTAGCTCTTACTTATTATGTAAAGAAACAAAAGCTTAGTCTAACGGAATATCAATTCAAAAATGAATTACAAAGATTATTTTATTCATTCAATCAGCATTTAAGACAAGGTGCAGAATCGCTTTATACTAATATCTCGTTTTTTGACAGGTATTATTTAGAACATTTGTTTGGAGATAATGTATGGGACTTAGATGTAGATGATCTGTTGACTGTTCAAAAATCAGTAATGAGATGGCATACTAATGAAATAAAAATACAAATGCTACGATTTCCTGTGATAACAGCTGCACTTAAAATAGAAGGAATAAACATCCAAGATGAAGATTTCTTAGAATTTGCACTTGAACAAAACATTCAGCACACTATGTATAATTTCCTTGCATTACCACATCTTGATGCTATTGCATCATGTTGTAGACTTACATCAAGTACAAAACCATTTTATAATTCTTATGGAAGTGGAGGAGTGCAAATAGGCAGTCATCAAGTTGTGAGTCTTAATTTACCAGGAATATTTATTAGACATCATGATAATTTCTTAGAACGTATAATAGAAAATCTAAGATTAGCAAAAGATTTTCTTGATTGGCATAGAAAACTTCTAAAAGAACACCAACATCTTGATGCTACCTTTGAATTGGGACTGCGTTCACTTCAGCGTATGTATTCCACTATCGGTATAATAGGAGTATGGGACCTAAAAGAAATAGCTGGATATTCATGGGATGAACTCGAAGAAGTCCTCAAAGTAATTCGAACTGAAATAGATTCATGGGAAGGGTTTTATAATTGTGAATTGGTACCCGCAGAATCAGCAGCAGTTACTCTTTATGAAGCAGATATGAAGTACGTACAAGAAAATAACTCACCTTACGCTAATTATTATGAATCAGGAAAGATGTATACTAATCAAATCGTATCACCATGGCAAAAAATGACTATCGGGAAACGAGTAAGAATAACAGGAAGATTTTCTAAATATTTTGATGGCGGTCAGATGATGTTTATAAATATTCCAAGTCCATTTCAAAACACCCATCAAATGGGTAAGGTAGTAAAAGGTGTAATAAAATATGGAGTGCCGTATTTTGCATTTGATACGTTTTTAACGAGATGTAAATCATACAATCATATAACTTTAGGCGATGCTGCACTATGTCCGATATGCGGTGATAAAGAAGTATACAAATTTAGAAGAATAGTAGGATACTTTGTAGAACTTTCAAATATGCATGAAAGAAAGAGAAGAGATATACCGTATAGAGAAATTGATACCGATGGAAATTAAGAAATTTAAATATTTTAGAAATGCTGTAAAGTTCTTGGAAGAAGGAAAGGTGTGTAAAGTGATATTCGAGACAGAAATTGAAGGAGTAGGTCGATTCGAAGGAAATATGTACAAAAAATCTCCAGATAATATCACAATTGAATTAAAACGAATATGATTGTACAATGTAAAGATTGTGGAAAAGTATTTGGTGTAATAATAAAAGAAGAAGAAGATGGAGTCAAGCTAAAGAAAGTAAAATATCTAAAAATGAAGTGTCCTTATTGCGGTGGTAGAATAGAATGGGGAAAGCATGATTGACGATGAAGAAAAGGAAACTTTTAATAAACTATTAGATGGTTTTATTGAAGAAATACAAGAGGGTTTTCATCTGAGTTATGAAGAAACAATTTGGATGTTAGTTGATGGTATTTTAAATTCTCTTTGGTTTCAAGAAGAATTCTGTATTCTTAAGAATGAGACTTGGAGTGAGAAAAGTGTATGGATAGGAAATTTAAAAGATACTGCAGAAAGAAGAGTATACTAAATTTTGATTTGATATAAGATGTTTGAAGAAGACGAAGATTGGATAGATAGATGGATAGATCACATCGGAAGTCTTTTATGCTTGATAGCAGCTACAGGAAGTCTATTAATATTTATTATCATGGTATTTCTTGTACTTTGCTGGAGTATAAAAATATTTTTTGGCATATAAAATGATTGAAAGAATTGGAAATTGGATAGATAAATGGTGTGATAGAATTACAGAGTTTCTACTCATGACTGGTGTAATTATATTAATGAGCTATATGTTCTTGCTTATCACAATACTCATGATAGTTATTATTGAAAAATATATTTAGTGGTGATTCAAAAATGATAAAAGTCTTGGTTGCCTGTGAATTTTCAGGAATTGTAAGAGAGGCTTTCCGAAAACGAGGATTTGATGCTTGGAGTTGTGATTTTCTGCCTGCTGAAGACGAAAGTTCATATCACTATCAATGTGACGTGAGGGATATAATAGATGATGGTTGGGAATTGATGATAGCATTTCCACCATATACTTTCCTTGCCAACAGTGGAGTTAGATGGTTATGGGAAGATAGCAATTACATGCTGGCGTCAGAAAGATGGGAAAAGCTCTGTGAGGCAGCAAAATTCTTCAAAAAGTTACTTCTCTTTAACGATATCCCATATCTCGCAATCGAGAATCCTATCCCTCACAAATACGCTCTTGCGATGATTGGTGTTAAATACGACCAAGTAATTCAACCATATCAGTTTGGAGAGCCATATTCAAAAACAACATGTCTGTGGTTACGAAATTTACCAAAATTGAAGCCCACAAAAATCATACCAAAGAATCAAGTCAGGCAGCAAGTTTGGAAAGAAGCTCCATCAGATGAGCGCTGGAAGAATCGAAGTTGGACTTATCAAGGAATAGCTAATGCAATGGCAGAGCAGTGGGGCTCTTATGTAAGACAGAAAGTTCAGTCGTAAATCTTCTTTTTATTAGATATAGATATTCTTGCTATATGCATATTAATCTCCCATATTTACTATTCTTAATTAAAAGAAATCTATTTACATGTAGTATGAGAATTGAAGAAGTTATAAAATATCCAAAATTGAGTTATTTAAGAGAATCACCTTATAACGGTAGAGAGTTACTTGGTAAATTAATATTTTTTGAAGAAAAACGAGACGGATCCAATATACGTTGTTTCATAGATGAGAATGATAATCTGCAGTTTGGAAGTAGAAATAAAATACCAGCAAGTGATGATTTAATAAAGTCAATTAAAAATACAGGATATGATAGTATTCTCAGAACAGCACTTTACACAGAAAAATATTTATGGAATCATGATGTAATAGTATTCTTCGAATTATTACAAAAAGGTAAGAGTCCTTCTCGTATAGAATATCATGAAAAAGACGACATTGCAGTATTCGATGTCTATGATATAAAAGAAGGCTGGTGGAATTACACAAGAGTCTATCAGTTCTGTTATCAATGGAAATTACCAGTTGTTAAACTATGGGCTGTTTCTTCATATTCTACTACTGAGAAATTAGAAAAACAAATAGAAAAAATGCTTGACCGCGCAAAGAAAGAAAACAGAGAAGGCGTAGTCTTTAAGTCTTATGATAGTGGTAAGGCTTATTTCTTTAAAGATCGGTTGGATACACCACACAAAAAAGACATCGAAATTAATATAGATACTCCCAAATATCCAGAACTGCCACGAGCAGAAGTTATGAATGAAATACAGAGAGTTTTAGATGAAATAGGACTTGAGCGGTTTAGAGATAAGAAAATAGCAATGCCTCTGATAGCCCAATATGTAGCAGCAGAAGCAAAAGCAAGAATGTGTGCTGTGCCAAAAGGATTATTTTCATATTATTTACAAAAATTAAAGGAGATTGAAAATGCTTAGCAAGGTGACACTGAAAATATATAAATTAATGTCTCTCGTGGCTACTAAATATTTGGAATTATACTTGATTGCTCTTAAAAGAAGAAGGAGTTACTTAGAAGGAGAAATACAACATATAGAAAGTGAAATAGAAGACCTCGATTGGAATGTAATACGCATAAACAACTTTAAACCTATACGAGATAGGAAAAAATGAAAATAAATAGAGAGAATATATCTTGGCAAGAAGAAAGACCCGATTGTGAATTTCTATGGGAGATTGGGAAGAAGTATCCTGTTGCTGTCCAATGTGTGATTTACGAAACTAATTTCTTAGGAGAGCGAAGACTTAAAGAAACTAAAACATTTAAATTAGTGGAGATTGAGTAGCCAAGAATGAAAAATTTATGGGAAATGATTAGAGATTATGACTCTTTGATTTACTATAGTGTAGGATTGATAGTCGGTTACATGGTTCATTGCTTGTTCTCTTAATATAATTATATATAAAGAGAGGAGGTGGTATGAATGGAAGAGGGTGTGACAATTAGGACTTCTTATTTTGGTCTTTTCTATACTGTTTTGTTTAGTGTACTGGGCTATTTCGTCTATGGTGGTATCGAGGGGCTGATGGCAATATTAGCTTTATGTCTTTTCTGTGATTTGGCATTGTGTTTGAGTATAATTCCATTTGGCGGAAGTATCATTCAAGCAGTCGTAATGAATTTGATTTCACATAAGCTTTTCACCATACTGAATATATATCCAACCTGGCTAACAACTTGTATATTTTGGTGTTATCTGATTTGTGGTATAGTCATAACAATATTAGTAACTGCTATCGTAATAACTAATTTAGATAAATAAAGATTTGATGCTATCAGACAGTGAAATTTTAGAAGAATTAGAAAAAGGAAATATAATAATAAAACCATTTAGAAAAGAACAACTAAATCCAAATAGCTATGATGTACGATTAGGTGAATATTATGCAGTAGAGAATGTCCTTAATCACGTTATATTACCATTTGATGAAAATAGTGTAAGAAATCATTGGAAGATAAAAAAAGCAAATAAAGAAATTGAAATCCATCCAGGAGAAACTATTTTAGCTCATACTCAAGAAATAATAGGAGGTTGTCATAATATCGCGAGTAAAATGAACGCAAGAAGCTCATTAGGAAGATTAGGACTTTCTGTTTGTAAATGTGCGGGATTTGGTGATGTGGGATTTATAAATAAGTGGACTATGGAAATTACTAATCATTCACAGCATGCTTCTATTCGCCTTCTCATTGGTATGCGAATAGCCCAAATTTCATTCTTCAGAACTGGTAGAGTCTTAAAGGAATACCAAGGTAAATATGGTCAGGGAGAGTGGACTCCAGAAGACATGATTCCTAAATTATGGAAAGATAAAGATATAATAAATGATGTAGATTTAAAATGAAAGACTTGTTTAAGAGATTCGGTGATTGGTTTGATAAGTGGAAAGAGACTATCTTTCTCTTCTTATTTTCAGCATTACTCACTTGGTGTATTGTATTCCTGTCAGTCTATTCGATATTGTTTTTCATGGATAAGATATAAAGAGAAACAAAAAAAAAATGACTATTATCTGCCCTTATTGTGGTAAGAGTTTCGATGTAGCATTAGAAATCAAGAACGAATATACAGGAATTACAATTGTACTATGTCCATTTTGTAATAAATATTTTGAATATAACGGTATTTGATAGGAGGTAGATATTATGCCAAGACCAAAAGAAGAGGTAATGGATTATGCAGATGAGGAATTTCTTACGTATCTCGAAGATCATTTGAATTACATACAAGCTTACACTTATAGATTGCAAATGATGATGACTGTATACAGGGAAGTCAAGGAAGAATATGGAGAAGGATTAGGATGGATACCGTCAAAAGAGATTGTGGACAGCGTCAATAATCTGAAAAAAAATCTCGATGCATTTTTCTTTGCTATTCTTGCAGATCAACGTTCGTTGATATCATCACTGATAATGTGGCGTAAATCAAAAGCTGCTAAGAAAAAGAAGAGTAAGAAAAGCGGGAAAAAGAATCGAGAAGAAGTAGATCCTTCTATAATGTAGAAGTATGCTTTACTGTGATACAAACTTTATGTCTTTTTATGGAGACTACGTATTGCATTTCTATCCTTGTCCGAAGAAGAAAAAAAAAAGAAAAAAAAAAGAGGTCAATAGTAAAATAAGTTAAAAATTAGAGACGATGGGTTTGAATAAACAGTCAGGCAACATGTATCCTTTTGTGACTCATACTTGGAATCCGATAAGAGGTCGTTGTCCACATCAATGCACGTACTGTTATATGAAGAAATTCAGAGTAGGGAATCTAAGACTCGAAGAAAAAGAATTTACAACAAATCTCGGTAATTCAAATTTCATTTTCGTAGGTAGTTCGACTGATATGTGGGCAACAGAAGTACCAAGCAAATGGATAAGAAAGGTACTTGAATACACGAAGAAATATAATAATACTTATTTATTTCAAACAAAAAATCCAATCCGATTTCTTAAATTTCTTAGTTATTTTAAAGAAAATTACATACTTGGCGTAACATTAGAAACGAATAGAGATTATAATATAACTAAAGCACCTGAACCAGTAGAGAGATGGATGGAATTTATGCAATTAAACAGATATGGTATCAGAAAAATGGTGAGTATAGAACCAGTTATGGATTTCGATTTAAGAGATTTTCTTTGTATGTTACAAGATATCAAACCGGAATTTGTAAGTGTGGGTGCTGATAGTAAGAATAATAATCTTATTGAACCTTCTGCTAAGAAAATAAAGGAATTGGTTTATTATTTAAAAAAATTTACAAAAGTAATTATAAAGAATAATTTAAATAGATTATTAGAGTAGATTATAATGTGTAGAGTAAGTGTATATTTTTGTGAAAAATGTGATATAGAATTTTATGGAGATTGGAATATTGCATACTGTCCGATTTGCAGTAATGAATTGGAACAAGTTGGAGATGTCGATATAGATGAACTCGAAGGAGTATTTTATAATTTAAGATACGCGCCTAATGGAAAAATGAGAGAAAAAATAAGAGAGAAAAAAGAAATTAGGCAAAGATCAGAATCTGATTTTCGAAAAGAATTCAGACAAAAGAAACGAAAATTCATGGACGAGTTAATAAATATATTTCAAACAATGATAGAAGAAGAAGTTCCGTGGTATAACAAAAGTACAACTCTGCAAGCAGAAATCGCAAACCGCTTCGAGAAGATATTTAGAGAAGATTAAATAAGAACCTATGGGACGAGAAAAGATGAATGTGTACTCTTGCAAGAATTATTATTTAGAATTTTATTACAAAAATCGTGTTACATATTGCCCTTTCTGTGGAAATAAACTAAAGTATATTGGGAAGGTCCAAGAAAATGAAATTGAGGGACCCATCTATACATTAAAATACTCCACTGGAGAAAAAATGCAAAAGAAATAGAGGAAGAAAAAGCAATTAAAGAAGCAGAAGAGTCTTGGTATTTATGGGAGGAATAATTAAAGATGTATTGGAAAGTTCCAGATTATTTAAAAAAGTATATAAGAATACAAGACATGTTAAGAAATATATTTAGACCTTGTGATTGTGGAGAAGAACTAAAGAAATGCATTAAAGATAAAGAGTATTTTGCTAAAAGAGCGGAAACATTATCAAGAGCGTTAGCAAAATCTATAAATCTCCCTGAACCGCCAAGCCCATCGGAAGAGATGGAAGAAATCAATCCATGGAAATTCATAACTAAATACGGTAAATACGATATACTAACTGCTGATAAATATTATTACACGCTGCCACTAAATACTTGGATAAAAATTCTAAGTCCTATTCAAACTCAAGTAGAAAAGATATTACCGAAATGGCGAGTAGATGTTGCTGACTGTGATGATTATGCACTACTCATGGCATCATTTGTAGCTGCTGTATTTGCAAAACCATATTATGATAAGCAAGTGGCATTTGCTATTACTTGGTCTCGTTCACATGCTTATAATTCATTTATAACTACCGAAGGCACTTGGGAAATATACGAGCCACAATCTAATGCTATAGTTGGACGGTTAGGCAAAACTACAGGAATTTATAAAACAGAAAAGATATGGTTTATGGGATAATGAAAATACTTATTTTACTTGTAATGGGAATATTACTGAGTCTTTCACTGAGCCAGTTCTTGGTAGTAGATTCTACTGATTCTCGTCCTTATATTGATAGTAATTATGTCTGTCGTGACTTCGGTAGAGATTTGATTTTATCAGCTTCTAAATATCATATATATCTTGATTATGTATACGTGCCAGAAAAGAATCACATGATGGTCGGGTTATACAATCCTCTTGGTCATTCAATTGAAATTATAGAACCACAAACCGATGAGATCGTAGGATGTGTAAAAGAAGACAATAAAAACTATATCAGAATACCAGTATGGAATGATTATTTCTACTACTCAAATATTAAAATTGCATGAGACGCTCATATTTGCGATTTAACGCAATGTTTTCACTAAGACAATATAAATGTATCACCACCTAAAAATATTGCGTCTACGGTCAAATATGGAGGAGTTTTGGGACCATGATACAAATCTCAATTAAAAATAAAATATTTAGAGATGTATTAGAAACTATTATTCCTGTACGTGAAGAAACTATATTGAAATTTACTAAAGAAAACCTGAGTTCGAAGATAACTGACTACGGTAATGTGGCATTGGTAGATGTTTCTCTCCCCAATGGCTTATTCAATGATTATCTTTTGGATAAAGATGTTGAGATAGGGATAAATGTTAAGAACCTACTACTTTATACTAAATTAGGTAATCCTGAAGATAATATCAAAATAGAAATCACAGAAAGATTCAAGATGCTTCTCGGTAATTTCGAGATTGATATGGATTTCCTCGATCCTACTTACATGACTTCAGTTTCAAATCTTCCTGATGAATTTGAATGCAAATGCTTAGTTGATATAGAAGAAATTAGAAAAATTGCACGTGCAGCTAATCAAATCCGAAACGATACCCTCATCTTCGAACTCGATAATCTTCATGAGAATCTAACTATTTCTACAGAAAGCGACGAAGAATCTATTAGAGTCGAAACTTATGCTATTGATACTCTTGATAAAAAATCAGACCATAATCTAAAATCAGGCTATCCGGTTGATTTCATTCTAAGTATTACTAATATGCTTTATAATTTAGATATACACGAAATAGAGCTGAGCTTCGGTAATGAATTCCCTATGCGATTGTCAAGTTCTTTACATGAAACCGGTAAAGTAGTTTATTATATTGCACCTCGTATTATTGATTAATTCAAAATCTTGCATGAGAGCTTCATATAACGCCGTCATTAAAATATTTTTGCCTTGGGTATATAAAACTATTACCTCTATTATTTTATTGCGTCTATGAGTGAATATAAATAATGGTGATACTAAATGAGCGGATTAGGGGAATATAATGTTGGAGATTATATAGAAGCAGAATTAAAGGAGGGTGGACGATTAAGAGGTACTATCAAGAAAATCGTTGATGATCCAGATAAAGGTTATGCATATCTCGTTTTAGATAACGGTTGGGCTGTTCACCCCGATGAATATCAGTATTGTCGAGATGGTGATATAATATATAAGCATGCAAAAAAGAAAATTTAAATATATTAATGACTTACCTCTTAAAGACTCTCAAAAATGTTATGTTTTTGAATGGCTTGCATGGAAATTCTATGACTTATTCCTGAAACATTAATTGAAGATGATAAATGCCATAGTTATGTATTTGACTTAGATGATAGTGGTAAACATCATCCTTATAAACACCTAAGGGAAATAGAAGATAAATTGTTTAATGAAGTAGTTAAAAGAATAAAAGAAGAAAGTATACACTAAGTGGTTAAACTATTTCAAAAATGCGTGTAGATTGATTCAAGAAATTCGGTGTGGTTGTTTATCTACATGCTATATTTTATGTTTATTTTATGAACGCTCACTTAAAAAAAGCTAACAAGAAAACCATAATTACCCATATGCGCATTCGATGAATCCGCATTTATAATCTGGAATTCAACATTATGTCCACTTGGGATGCTCCATCCCGTATCATCAAATCCATCTACTGATACAATTTCAGTGCTATCTGTTGCATCATAAACTCTGGCACTAATTTGATTATCTGGATCATATAGTTCAGCTACAATATGTATTCTAAGTGTTTTATCCGACGGTACATCGAATTTAGCTGCATAAACCGTCGATGCTGCTGCTATCGATTGAGTGCCATAGACAATGGGAAAAATACCTTCTGCTCTTATCAGATTTCTTATAATACATTTTTCTATATCAAATCCGCCCAGAGTGATTTTAGCAACTGTTGTATAAGTATCATCACCATTCGATGCTTGAATAGCAGTATTACCCCAGCGACTCCTCAGATAAGTATTTCCTCTCCTAAGATCTAAATATTCTTGAACAGATAAGTCACCAGTTGACATCCTTTTGTATCTGGGAATTGAAATTGATGTGTCAGACTGCGCATCTATTATTACTCGATGCTGATCAGCATCCATATCATAACTAGTACCCACATTCGTAAATATCGGATCAATTATCGTAGCATATCTACATCCGGCTGTTCCGCCACCTTGTGCTTTTATAGCCGTTGTAACGGACTCAAACCAATGCCCTATGAGAACTGTCTTCCAGACTTTTTCTACTCCCGGAACAGGATGAAGTAGTACACCTGTATTGCATACGCTAGTATCACACATATTCATTTGATTTAGAGTTCCACATTCAATATGGATTCCTATATCACAGTGATCAACATGAACAGTTTGTAGAAGATTACTGTTAGAATACAAATCTGCTGGGTCTCCATCATTGTATTTACCGCTTGAGTCATACTCACCTATTTTGATACCATTACCACATTGTGTTATGTGTGCATTTCGAACAGTAGTCCAATAGCTTCTTAGTATTTTTATAGCATAATCATGGACATCTCTTATTTCAACATCTTCGATTATGAAATGCTGAGTCCATGCTAATACTATTCCATTACCAGCAGTCTGTGCATTTTTGTTTCCACTTATTTTTAAATGTGCTAATCGCCCATTAACATAATAGTAACGATGGCTGAGGGTTCCTCCACTATATATTTCTATGACATCATCATTTACATTGTCTGCTAATTCTAAAATTGTACCTTGACCCCATCCAATTCCCTCACCAATAAAGTTTATTGGTTTTAATGTCAGTTTCCTATCTAATATGTAGGTTGCTGCTTTAAGTAACAAACTTTCGCCATAATCTAACGCATCAATAGCGCTTTGAACAACACTTGCATCGTCTACATCGGCTGTGCCCTGTGCTATTATATTTCCACTTGCATCTTTAGCATAAATTCCCGTATCATCTTTATACACTATAGCAGAATAAGGTCCAAAGTTTATTAAATTGTCAGGAATAACAATGCCCGAAAAGTTACCACTAACTGCGTAAATATCCTTCCACCTTTTATTCGAACTTCCTAAATCTTGCCAATTGTTAATGCTTGGTATGATATGAGCATTGCTGATAGTGATATCAACATTCCCAGTGCCATCAGGAATCTCAAGACGAGGAAGGACAACTCCTTGTGATGTAGGTGTGCTCATTAGTATTTTACCGGTGCTACCTGGTGATAATTCTATCTCAGCTACATCATCACCTTCTTCTGCTTTTAGGCTAAGACCATCAACCGAATCACCCAGTATGTTTCCATCAACCTTGAAATCATCACTACATTCTACTTTATCTCCTGAATAAGAATCAATTATATTAGTTTCTACTCCTGATTCGCATTTGAGTACACCAGTCATAGATTGAGATCCGTCCCTGGAGAGCTTGATGACACTTAAATTCTCAATCTTAGTTGTATTTGAATCTATGCCAAATTGTAATGCTGAACAGTTGCAAGTACTTAGATTTTCTTCGAGATAGTCTACTCGTGCGTCTAAATCAGATATATTAGCACTATTTGTAAGTATAGCATCGGGAACGATAGTTCCGGAAAAATTACCCGAAATTGCATAGATAGATTTCCATCTATTGCTACCACTACCTAAATCTTGATAGTTATCATCATAAGGTATAATATTTGATTCTCTAATTTTTATATCAACAATATCTTCTTTACCAGGAATTTCTATACGTGGTATAACAATACCATCTGAACGAGGAGTTTTTATAAATATTTTTCCATTAGCACTCGAAGCATACGGATAAAGATTTATAGCAGGTGCGCCAATATTGAAATCAGATCCCAACCATAATCCATTATCTCCATCACCGCCCAAATTCGTATTTACCCTTAATTGGCTTTGGCAATCAAGAATTGATTGAGTTCGGGCTTTAATAGTATCTGTTTTTAAACCATTGTTACAGATTAGTTCGCCTTCCATCGGTTGTGAACCATCTCTCGATAACTTGATATCACTCAAATTGGTTATTTTATTAGCATTGGATGTAATGTTTACTGAATTATAATAGATTTTTGTTGAATTTTTATCTATTCCATATTGTAATTCTGAACAATTGCAACTCCCGCCGCCACCACTGATATTCTTCTCGAGATATTCTATTTCATCTTGTAAGTTAGAATGAGTAGTACGAGTTAATCTTACTGCATTACTCCAAATATATTCTAAAGTAGGATAACTATAAGAAGATGTAGAAGGTTGAGATTGATTACCTCCTTCAAACCACTCAGGATACAAATAATAATTATCAGAATCAACTGGAGATTTTTTACTCATTCCTACTTATACTCTAATACAATCGAAGTTGAAGATATTTGACTACAATTCGATATTTTTAATTGTATACCATTATCTGTTTCAATTATGTGTGTAAAACTTTCATTATATCTGTATCCACCTGCACTTCCTAAACTGTAAGTCTTTTCATAATTCCATCCTTTAGCATCATCAATTGTTACTTTAATATAACCGTTAGAAGCTGAAGTTAGCATCATAAGTTTATAACCTGTAAGAGCTACTGTTGTGTTGAATTGATACATTGTAGAAACTGTACCCGCACCTAATAAGTATTTATCGCTTGAAGATGGATTTTCGAGATAAAATGGTATAGTCTTTGGTACATTAAACTGAGCTGCATTCACCTTATCAAAATATGCATTTACAACATAGAGCTCTTTCCACCTTTTATCTGATTGGCCTAAGGATATACTATTGTCATCTCCGGGTATAAGATTTGCGTTGTGTATCTCTATCCAACTATTATCGTATCCACCTTGTATCCAGATGCGTCTTTTTATAATTCCCGTTCCTCCACCAGGAGTACTAATATCTATGCTTCCCCCATAGGAATCCTTATCAAGAAGATTTATTCGAGGATGAATTTCTGTAATGTGTCCACCCGCTAAGAGCAAACCAGCACTTCCCCATAGATATTGAATCGCAATGGCGCTGTCGACTAATAATTGATCATTTTCTATCCCTTTTATTTTTGAAAACAGTCCTGTTTTTCCGTAAATTGTCTTCCATCTATAACTACTGTTACCTAAATCTTGATAATCGTCTTCATGAGGTAGCACATTAGATTCTCTGATCTTAATATTTACAAAATCAGCTTTGCCAGGTATTTCAATTCGAGTGGATGCAGGAGTATCATCACCGGGTGTACTAATTAATATTTTACCAGGAAAACTTGAATTATAAGAATATAATCTTATAGATGGTGCATACGAATCGAAATCGGAATATAACCACAAACCTTCACTGCTATTACCATAGAGTCGTGAATCTATTTGTAATGGTTTTTTACAATCCAGCATATCCTCTGTCATTGTATCAATTGTATCAGTTTTTATTCCGCTATTACATTTTAGTTCACCCATCATTGGTTGTGAACCATCTCTTGAGAGTTTGATATTACTTAAATTGTAGATATCTGTTGTATTTGCACTTATCAAAGTTTGATGATACGAAATATTACCTTCATTTGTAATAATACGATCTCTTATAGCATTTAACCTCGCTGCATTTATAACAGTAACATAATCTTTCCAAACTTCTAAATCAGCCATTTTATTTTAAACTCCTAAATATTGTACTTAAAGATTTATAGCTTCTTCCCAAGTATAATGTAGTAAATAAACCATTTTCATCTAATGTATATCTTAAAGATTTTAATTCGAGGATTTTTGCGATTCCTGGGAGATTAACTCTAACGTTTCCAAAGACCGGATAAACCAAATCTGCAAGCGTAATCTCTATTGCATCTGTCAATTCATTCCTTATTTTTAATTCTCGTTCCGCTCTTTGTCTTGCATCCCATTCTGTTAGAATTGTATCATCTTCTATATAAATTTCCTTATTGGAAGCAGCCATTTCATCTACTGCATCTCCTGTTACATAAATTGGATTCCCTGCGTTGTCTTCTCCTATCTTAGCACCTCGTACATGACATCTCCTATAACTATCTTCTTGTGAGGTTTCTACATTTATATCTGTTATTTTTGAATTTTTATCTATAGTGTATTTTATTTCATCACTCTTATCTTCTATCACTAATGTATTACCATCAAGATAGAGCATACATTTGTCACCAAGAATTCTATATAAACAGTCTAAAAGTGATAATTCCCAATATTTGAAACTCAAATCTACCATGTCAACATCATTAGCTGATTTACTCTCTATATCCATACCCGCTACACTTATAAATTGCTGTATTACTTCTGAAAGCGTACCGTGATAATCTTTTTGGTCTCCTTCTTTTAAATAACGATGTGTTAATTCATCAAATCGAGACACACAACTTAATTCAGACATGATGTTGCCTTTACCCATTATTGTACGCTGAGTTTCACTTTTTATTTTGCCTATGAATACTACTTTCTTCAATCCTTTGCCGAGATGAATACTTACATCTGAATCTATAAGAAGCTGTCCGTTATGCACTATGGTAATTGTAGCACTATCATCAGTATATGGTTGATTGAGAATAACTTCAGCTCTAACAAGTGGAAAGAAATATGTAAACCAGCCATCAGGAGTAGTTATTTGCGCAACTCCTTTTATATCAGAAGAAGAAACAGTAGGTAGATAATATGAAATATCACCACAAATCGTATACCCACAAATCGCTATTCCACATATCGCACGAGTTCTTTTTCTTCTTTTCATAAATAAGCATCACGCCATTTCAATTTCATAGTAGCATCAGTATTAAGATTCTCATATTCCATGAATATCTTATTTGCTTCGTTTGGATAGAGATAAACAAATCCTTTATTTGCAAAACTCACTGGTGATTGAATTTCCATATTTTTTATTGTGGTGTAAGCAGTAGCAACTAAATGTAAATAGAAATGATCTTTTCCTAAAAGATTACAACCACTATTATAGATAGGAAACATATAAGGAGAATTTGCAAAAACTACTTTATACATGTAATTAGTATCGGTTGTGCTGTTGAGAGAAATATAAGCATTTACATCTCCACTACCACTCCAATGCCCTTCAGGAAAATTAGCAAATGGAGCTAAAGAATATAAACCGAATTGAACCCACTCGCCTGTGTCTAAAATTACTTGAGAAGAATAAACTTCTGCACCAGATGCTTTTGCTACTATACAATCATCAACATGTCCACTTTCAAAAGGATTGAATCTATAATAATTAGAATCATTAAAATGACCATTCTCACCTAAGAAAGCTCCATTAAAAACTAATTCAGTACTTCTATCCAGTAAACTTCTAATTTTGAAATTCTTAATGGGTGTTTTATAACTTATTTGTTTTACAACAGTTTCGTAGTTGTGAGTTACGTTATATATTTGTTCTCCTGCAATTGTTTTTTCGTAGAATATTAGTCCATCACCTACAGTAGAAGATTGATAAATATTAACCTCCGGTGTGGCACCTGTGTAATCGGAATTTAATTCGATAGCAAAAGTATCAAAGCCAAAAGGATCAAATCTCAGTGTATGGCTCCCACCCCAATTACTTCCGCTAATAGTAAATGATTTTAAAACTACATTTGGATTGAATGAACGATTATTAACATCAATTACAGTAGCAGGATAAATCTTTATATTCATTTCACCACTGAAATCTTGAGTGCCTTCGATTGTTACATCTATCGGAGCATTACAATCTACATCTGGTACTTGAAATATGGAAACTATAGACTGACCACGTAATCCCATTAAAAATTGGTCTAAAGCAAGTACGGATTCAAAATAATCATAGTAACTGTAAAGTAGCGTATTTTTATATCCAATTAGGATGGGATATCCTTCATAGTTATTAAATTGAGCATATTTAGACTCACCTTTATTTTGAATGCTCGAATGAATAATCTGCCATTCTTTTAAATCGTTATCCCAAACTGACAAGCTCCAGCCATTTGGTCTTATACGATAGTCCCAACCATTTACTGGTTTTTGATGGTAGCAGTTCCACAATTGCAAATAATGAATTCTGAACATAACATCTCTATTCACAGCTTTGGTAGACAAAACTTGGATGAAATTGACAACATATGGAGTGGCTATAGGAGTGTGATTATAGAAAATAAAGTAATCAGCAAAATTCAGATGCTCTTTTTCTCTTTCACCGAGTTCTCTCCACATCCATCCACTCTCATTTTCATAACTCGGAAATATCAGACCATTTTTATCAAACCAGCTCGAATTGGGAGCGTTTGTTAGTGCTTTGATGGTACATTCACTAGCTTTAACTAAGCTATAACCTGTTATATTATAAGATTTGCTCATTGAAGAATAACTCTTTGTTGCTGATGCCAATCGATAACTTTCTATTGCAAATCCTAATGGTGTTTTAACTTCTCCGTCTACATTTATAGTCACTTCTTTTGATGTACTATCCAAATTAAATGATAAGGAATTTTCATTTGGAGAATATTTATAAGGATCAGCAGCTATGAATTCTAATTCTACTTCTTTATCGTGAACAATAGGTGCCTCCAATCGTGAATTTCTTCTATTGAATTCGACATACTGAATATATCCGTCGTATCTTCGCAATTTTAGAATGTCTCCGCTAAGTAATTCTTGTATTAATGTACTCAAATTTTCGGTAAATGCTCTGATTCGTAATGTAGCACCACTTACTTCTTGTGAAACAAAACTACCAGTTTCTCCTATGAATTTAGCATGAGTAGTAGCAAGAGTAGTGTCTTCATCAAATTCCACTGTTTTAAAAGTTACATCTCCTACTTGCCAAACTGAACTAATATTTGTCATGTGTAATAAGCTGCTCTATATTCAACATGTAAATCCACATCAATATTCTTATCTTTTGAATAATAATAAGTAGTAGGACCATTGGGAACAGCCCAAGGAAGAGGATTATAGACACTACCTAAATCACAACCAATATGTAATGCAGAAAAACTTCCACCTTGAAGTTTCAAAAAGAATCGTTCTCGTCCTCGTAAATCTATTTCAGATGAACCTATAAATCCTGTATGGTTGGAAATGTAACTAACTTCATAAAATGACTCATTTTCTCCTGAAACATAAATATGAGAAACACTTCCTTCTAAATAAAGTGTAGGAACTTCTATAATGGGTAAATTCGGTGAAATCAAATAGGTTATAGAACCACTTCCCAAATCTACAAGAGAGGAAGATATACTTATGTCACCTGATTTTTCGTAATAACTATTATGTATATTCTCAAATGGATTAAATGTAAATTTATCACTTACCTTAGCATTCAATCCATAACGACCTTGTATCCATGGTCCTTGTAATCGTGTAATTCTATATGGCTCTAATTCATCATGAATTTCAATTACTCTTAGGGTTTCTATCTGACTATATTCTTTAAGGATAGATTTTCCTGAATGGGTAGCTCTTATATATTGTGCAGTTTCTTTTTGTTTACCATAAATTCTCGTATCTACTTCGATTTCACCACCGCATATTTCTAACGTTTTTGCATTTGACATATTATACAATTCTACTCCAGGAAGAGTACCTGCATTTAATAGCTCTTCTTTTAATTGGACTAATATTCCTATATAAGATGCGTTAGGCAGATACTCTATACTTGCTAAAGGAATAAGATGTTCACCGGACCACTGATTACTTGGAATTTCAATTGTGCGGTATATAAATTCTCCAATTGCATCTGATGCAGCATTAACTATATGGATTTGTACTGTATTGTTTGGAATATTATTTACTCCCTTGATAATAGCATACTGTAGTATCTCATAGTCTCGTGGAATGATTGTAGCTACTCTATGCTCTTTCCTGAACACTCGCAAGCGAAAATAATTAGTTCCTGTTGAAACACCTTTAAACGTTGAATTTCTGAGATAGCGTTGCATATCAATCATTAAATCAAATCCCAAAGGACAATAATAAGGATTGGAAAACCTTGCACCCCACTTTTGATTATAAAACAAGAGCATCAACCCGTTACTCACATTCCACACACTTGAATAATTTAGAGTGATATCAATGTGTTTAAATCCTGAATCGGTACTACGAGGACGTAAATCACGTGTAGCTAAAGGCTGCCAACTATTGTTTGCACTATTCCAGATAAAAACATTTATTCCGTCTGTCCGATCTTGCCATGGACACCAAATAAGAGGGACCTCTACATCTGCTAAAATATGGATTTTATCTATATTAGTATCACCCTTTAAATCCACAAATACCGCCCCTTTTGCGGCTGTTAACCGCTCTGTTTGCAAGGAGAAATCGACTGGACAGAAAGAAGGTATGTAAGGAGATGCAGTATCCGTCTTAGGAAAATCATAAAAATAATCATCATTTAGCCACAAACATTGAATAACATAAGGATGATTAAAACTCCATCGCGCGGGATAAATGCCCCACTCCCATTTAACGGTCTTCGAACCACACGAGATTGTACCATTCGTCAAGTTAAGTGGAGGAAGAATATAATCATGATGCCAATCATAATTAATCCAAAAGTCTCTCCATCGTGGTATGGCTATGTAGTGTTCATAGAGATGATCAAACCCGAGCTGGTCTTTTCTACCAAATAACAAATAACTGCCAGTATCAGAACCAGTAACAGTTTTCTTATTTACATCATAAACATCGAAATGAAGACTAATGGGAGTTTTAGTATCACCTGTCACCGCTGGGAGATTAAACGAACCACTTTTGCTGCTTAGTGTAAGACTTGCTTCAAACTTTTCGCCATAGCGTAAAGGATCGGTTGAAAGTACATCAACATCCAGAATATACAAATCTTTAATTTTACCAGCTCGCATAGGGTGTTTATGGATACGAGTAGGAACACCATAAAACTTTGTAGATTCATTATATCCAAATTCTATTTCTTCATGTTTGTATAATTCCTGAAGAAGTTTACGATATTGTGAATTATTCTCCGCAAATAAAGTAAAATGATGCTCAGTAGGAAATAATCCTAAATCTTGATAGTCATTTCTGTTTCTACCTAACACATCAATAGGTACATTTCCGGTTCTATAATCACACTCATAACTTATCACCATCGCACTTGCATTAGTTCCAAATGTTATAACAGACGCATTCTCTACCATTCAATCACCTCAGAATACTGATCTTATTGCTTTACCTATCTCGGTTCTTATTATTTCTTTTAAGCTTTCTCTGTCAACTCCTTTTGGTGGCTGACCCTCGAATTTCATATTTATATCTACCTGATGTTTTTGTGTCACAGTAGCTCCTGTTTGTACGAGAGGGATAGACACTGGAGTAGTTCCTATTTCCATAACAGGAGAAGATAGTAGAGTAGGAATAGTTTCAGTTTTTGCAAGAATAGTTTGATTCCCTATACCCTTTGATATTCCTTTGCTTACACTATCCATCAGGTCTTTAGATGGCGTTTCTATACCACCTACTTTAACACCCGACTCTATTTTTCCAAATAAATTTAATAGTTGTTTGCCTTCTTCATTTAATTCTATATTAAGAGTGATAGGTTCACTTTCTATTTGTTTTATTGCTTCATTCCAGTCTTCCATAAAATTTTTACTATTTAAATCCAATGTTATTTCTTTTTCGGTATCTATGGTGTTTACTTTTTTAACAAAATCGTCTATTCGCTCAAACAAATCGTTCCACGTCTCGATATCCAATAGTTTCTTAAGATCATCAGATAACGTCATACTTTTTAATTGGGTTTCCATGGTATCTAAATTCTCCATAGCATGCTTTATAGCTTCGGGAAGAGTTTCTAGAGTAACTTCAGGAGCTTCAGCCTCACCTTCTTGAGCTTCCTTTATGATTTCCTTTATATCCTTGGGAAGCTTACCTGATTTCTTTTCGACTTCATCATATAAATCAAGAATATCTTTAAACGATTGCTCACTGGTTTTTGATAATGACTTAGGTACACCATAGATATCACGAAGTGATGATGTTATACCCGAAGTAGTTTTATCCCATTGCGATTCTAAATCTCCGACTCCTACTGTGCTCTCTCGTATTAACCTTAAACTGCCAGTTAGCCATCTCCATGCTTCTTTATATGCTTCTCGTTCTTCATCGGTAGTTGCTTCCATAGATTCTCTCTTTAGTTTCTCTGCAAGTATACGAGCTTTCACTGCTCCTTCTACTATTTTTTCAGAAGCTGCCGTCTTATCACCTTGTTTTGCATATTTTATACTTTGTTTAACTAGTCGTTCAATTGTATCAACCTCATCATCATATCGATTTATAACCCGACGAGTCATACCAGTTGCTTTTTCTTCTATGTCTTTCACTGCATCCCATATATCATACATTCCAGAATAAGCTCCAGCTAAATCCAATGAAACATCATACAAATCACGAGAAGACTGAGTAAGCTCATCAAAAGTTCTTTTTAATTCATTAGTCAGACGTTTTAGGTCAACTTCGGCTTTTATTACATCTAAAATTGCTCCTACTATTTTTGGATATTGAAATTGTAGCTTTTGGATTGAAGTTAGATATTTGTCAGTAAGTCTATCCCTTTCTTTCAGGATTTTATTACCATTAAACCATGTATCAGCGAGATTCTTATCTACTATTACCCATTTATCACCCATCCATATAAGATCATGACCTGTTTTCAATAGAGCTTTCCGTACTTCGACACCGTTTTCACCTATCTTGATTGATGTGCCATGTGTTTTATTATATTTCTCAATTGTTCTTACTACATTTTTATAAGTTAATGAAGTTTCATCATTAAGAGCTATTTCTGCTCGTCTTGCTTGTGCTCGCTTATCCCACAATCCTAATTCTTCATCACCAAGTCTCCTCTTCTCTTTAAATATATTCTGAATATCCTTAAAATTCTTGAACTCTTCATCTGTTAAAACATCTCGACTATTGTATTCATCAATTATAGCATCTGCTGTCTTACGTGCTAATGAAATGCTAATCATATCAAGCTTTGTTAGTTCTTCTTTTCGTTTACTTTCATCCTTTACACTTTCAGTAATATGTTGTCTCAACTTGGGCTCAATTTCTAACCATTCATCATACTCCTTAATAGTTTGTAAATGATCTTTACTAGCATTGTCTTGCTGACGTACCCACCTAACACCCGTTCTTAATGCTATGTTTCTTTGATCCCATACTTTACCTTCAAGTTCAAATGCTTTAGTCGCATCTCGAGAAGATTCTTTCATCTCTTGTAAGCCTTTTCCTACAATTTCCCAAGGTTGATATTCAGCAAAAGATTGGAAATTACCTATTAATGCTTCATGAAAAGCTTTACTATTTTCATATATCACCTTAGTTCCTAATGCCAGATAAGAAAAGAATCCTTCGAATGCATTAGGCAGTCTACTAATATTTGCACCCAGTCTATTTATCTCTTGAACATAAACATCAGTAGCAGTACTGGCACCATCCATTTCATCATTTAATTTATTAATCATATCAGCAGCTGCAGCTAACCGCTCTTCTATAGCTACCAGTATGCTCTTAAAACTAAGTAAAGTAGGTTGAAAAGCATCACCCAATTCTCGCCTTGCTGCTTCAGCCCTATTCTGAAACACTTGCAATCTTGCAGACGTTTTAGTAATAGCAATCGAATATTCTTTCTGTAATGATGTGCCCCATTTCAGTTCTTCATGAGCTGTCTCCATATTCTTCACTAATTGTGGATAATTTTCGGCAAGAGTAGCAATAGCAAATCCCGCAACCTCTCCAAAATGCTCATGCGCTTTCTCCATCCTCTCAACTCGTGATGGTATCTCATTAAGCTTCTTAAGATACATCATTAGTGCTCGCATAGGATCTGTCTCTAATGCTTCTGCCCATGCCTTGCCTTGATCACCCATAAATTTGGTTATCTTAGAAGCATTTGCAGCCAATTGCTGAAAAGTACGCCTTAACCGAGTACCCGCTCTTTCACCTGCCATACCAGCAGCTACAAGTGTAGCAGATAAAGCAGCTGCCTGATCAACTGTAAAGCCCATCATTTTACCTGCAGCACCGATGTTCTTCATTGCAGAAACTATTTCTTCAGTTGTTGCAGCAGTTGTATTCTCAAGTTCATTAATTACAGCACCTAAATTTTCTATTTCAGTAATAGGTAATCCAAATGCTTCACGTATTTTCGCTAATGCTTCCGCTGCTTGATCTGCTGTAAGAGTTGTAGCAATACTCAGCTTTGCAACAGCTTCGGTAAATGAAACTAAATTCTGAGTGCCTGAAATACCTAAACGACCAGCTTCACTTGCTATGTTTGCCAAAGCAGTAGCAGCCATAGGTACATCTTTACTTAGTTTCGTTAGTGCGTTTCCTAACTCATTCATCTGATCAATAGTGAGATTAGCGGTTTTTCTTACTTCAAACAAAGCATCTTCAAACGAAACAAAGGGATCAAACAACCATGTAACTACTTGTCCCACAGTACGTAAAGCAGCATCAAGCAGAAAGATAGGACCCAGAACAGTAAGAAAGCCCATACTGACTGTCTTAATCATACCACCTATTTTTTCGAGTCCAAGACCGAACTTACCCCAAGTTGTACCATGTCTCTTGAGACTCCTATCTACTGTAAGTATAGCACTGTTTTGCATCTTTGTTGTAGCATCAAGTTCTTTTCCTAATAACCGTGCAGTTTCTATCTGACGTACACGCGCTTTAAGTTGTTCTTGCAAAGATTTGTTAACTGCGTTTATTCCCTTTTTTTCAATTTCTGCAGCAGCCTTCATCTGCAACGCAGCTAATCTTCCTGATTTTACTTCTTCTCTGAACAATTTAGAATTGGATTTCAGTAAAATATTAAGAAACTTATTAGCATTCGTTTGTTTTTCCAATTCGTTAGTCACTTGTCTAAATGAAGATGCAGCACCCTTTTGAGAACCAACCATTTGTTTAAATGCACCAGCTATTTTATTTACTGTACTACCAAACACTGAATATTGCTTAGCAGTTCTCTTCAAGCTTTCTGCATCACTACGATGCCATTTATGTACACGTTGTAGAGTATCACAAAGTTTATCATAGCTTCGCGTACTCGACTGAACTGTTTTTGCATTTGACTGCTGTACCCTATAAGCTTTTTGTAGTGAACTGCTGAGTTTATCATAATGAGAAGTAGAAGAACGAATAGCCTTGGCAGTATCCGTGTAACGTCCTGAAACACTCTGGGTTGAAGATGCTAGTTTTGTATTAGCACTATATATACCCTGAAGTTTTTTCTCTATCCCACTAAATAACGGTGTAAAATCTCGAAACGAGTCCCTATAAGCATTAGAAATCATCCGAGTGCTGCGAGCTAATTTTGTCATCTGTGTTTGTAGTCTCTGGAGAGTACGATCTACAACACCTGCACCAGTTATACTAAGTCCTACATTATACTCATATTCAGGCAATTTTCCTAATCTTGTTTAAAAGCCAAAACTATTATATCACAATCAGAATTAACTTTCTTAAACTTATTTTTCTCCTTATCATATATTTTAATTGCTTTAGTTCTCGCTTCCGACTGACTCTTCCCATCCACATCTATTTCATATTCATTTTTCACTTCGTAAATACGTACAGAATATCTCATTCTTCCGGTAATGTTACTCTTTCAAATATCAAATCATGAAGGAAAATATAATCCTCTCGTAGAAAATCATCTAATTCTATATCCCTGCCCACTACAGGATCTTTTAAAGATACTTTAAATAATTCATCTATAACTGACTTAGAATAGATTTGTTCAGAACGAGCACTCATTCCCAATTTATCTAATATCTTAAGTAGGGTATAAGGCGTAATATTATTAATAGTGACTTCCAAACCACTTGGACATTTAACTTTTTCTATTTTTTTCTTTTTGTAATCTTCTATATTCATTTCAACAATCCCCTCCTTCTCATCTCTTCTACGCGTGCTAAATGAGCTTGCAATTCAGCACTATTCATAGTTTTACTACCCTCTTCAGACCGAGCAGTTGCAACTAAAAGATCTAAATATATCCTTTCCATCAAACTCAAATCCTGATATTCATCTAACAGATCCGAGGGACGTAAACCAAAGCGTTCACATACCACTCGGATCAGATAGAAAAATCCTTGTTATCATCTCTGATTTCTTCAAGCTCTTTTGCATCTGACAAACTAATCTGTTTTATAATAGTTGCAAGAATAGCTTTGAAATCATCGGATGTAAAATCCTCAACTGTCATCTCATCAGGTATAACTGGAGAAACTATGAAAGCTTTAAAGAGAGCTTCGATATGCGCAGGAGAAAAATAATCATCACCCTCATCTTTGAATTGCTTTCTTATCTTCAGATGTACAAGTGGTGAAATATCTTTGGTTTTTATTATTAGACCCGAAGGCAATTTATAGTCTTTAATCTTCCCTTTCTTGTATTCTTCAAGATTCATTTGTTCACCTACTAATATATGCAATAAATATATTGTTATACAGTATTAGGATTAGTGCGTTGATATATTAGTAGCATCATAATCCACTGATTCAGTAACCATATCACCAGCAGCTGTAGAAGTCCTGTATGAATGGAATTTGACACCATAAATTACTCTATTATAATCTGCAGATGCACTATTGGATGTTGTATTCATCAAAATCTTACAGGACTGAAGACTCTCACCATACATACCAGTAGCAGCAAGTAGATCAAGAAAACTGTTGTTACCTGCATATATGAATTCATTGTAAGTAGCATTCTTACTATATAGATTTCTTTCTAAAGATCCTGTAACCTCTTGAGTACCTTCAATCATCGAAACCGCATCTCTCGAACCCACAACATATATCTTATCTATGTCCACAGATGTATCCATAGTTAAAGAATTAAGTAGTGGATCTCGACCATCGTGCCATATACTTTCATTGGGTGCAGATTCTAACCCTATTCTAATTCGATTCGACCAACCTTTGACAGCCCCATACTCAGGCATGGCATTTACCTCCTATTCATTTTATATTGTTATATTATTATCAAACATAAGTAGAAAATTTGTTATGAGATGCACATATTTAAGCGTAGACAAAATATTTTTACTTGCCCTATATTTTATATTACCTCCATAATAAAATTGCAATGAGGGCTTTGTATGGACGTCTCATGCAAGATTTATGCTTCCACCTTGACATGAACTACTGCTGATTGTAATATCCATTTCTCAATAGGAGAATATTCTAAATCTATACCACCTTTGTAATCTAATTCATACCATTTAGAATCATCATGACGTAATGTTCTAAGCCTTTCCATTATAGCATCTAAATCTTCTAATAAACGTGTACCTCGATAATCAAATGGGACTCTTGTAACTAAATGAATTTCTATTTCTATAATTGCATATTCATCTTCTTCTAATATTCCACCTCTGTAGATAGGAGTTATTCTGGTGGGTACAATAAAACACACAGGAAAGAAATCAGTAGCAGTAGGAAACCTTAAGAAATGCATTACTTTGTAGTTGCTAAGTGCATCATCAATTTCAGTCTTCAGTGTATCCATTACTGAATTTAATTTATCAACTAAAGAAGTCATTTATTAACCTTCCTGATTTTATATATTTCACCTATAGAATTCATAGCCTGTTTGAGATACGATTCGCTCACACGTCTGAATTCACCTGCAGTTGCTGGTACTTCAGTAGTGAAACCACCTGTACTAATTGTAAATAAATAAGCTGTATAGAAATTAACAGCTGCATTTTTGGCGTCAGAACTTACTTCGCTTAGAACATCTGAAGGATAAAACGTATTTAACCATACATTGGCAAGATCTTTTAGATGTAAGAGTTTCTCTTCTTGCTCACCAACATCAAGTTCTAAAATTTGCCTAACTACTTCAATATTTCCATATTCACTCATTTCTTTCTACTCGGATTTACATAAAAGAATTTTTCTTCATAAAAATGATAACCTTCAGATGATCCATGTATTATCGCATAATAACCTCCTTGCTGGAAAGAAGAATTGGATAAATAGACATCAAGTGAATATTCACCTGTTGCATCATGATCCATAGGCTTATTCTCAATTATCTTATTGTTATCGAAATCTACGATGTCAAGATAAATTTCATCAGGATCCGCTAACTCGTCATTTGTATCTCGAACTTCTATTTTGAAAGTTACACTATCACCAATTTCATAACGTTTTTCAACCATCTCACTCTCGCTCTATTGTTTCTATATTTATAGTAATATTGAATTTTTTAATATCTATAGTCAGATATTTGATAAGAGCCTTAGATTTCTTTACGGTTGTTAGAATAGGAGAAAATAGGAGCGGGGCAGTAAGCGAATATTCATAAACCATCTGGAAGAGTGGTACAAAAGCACCATCGGTTGTGACTGTTAATATGCCCTTAGTTATGCGTTCACTACTATATGTATCTTTGAGAGATGCAGATACTAACGTTTCCAGCATGCTTTCAAGTGTGGTCTTGGAAGAAGAACTAAGTATCTGACTGAAACTAATTGTAGAAAAAGCACTTGATATATGCTTCAAAAATAAATTTATAGGGATATTCAAATCCCTAATTGAACTACCAAAAGTATCAAGACTAAAACTGTGTTTAATATAACTATCAAAAATGGATTGTAAATTGGATTGAACTGTGAATGGAAGATAAAACATTAAACTTGCATAATTACCAACCCTCGGATTCAAACCTAAAGCGAGATATATATTAAGAACATTTGTAGGAAATATATAATGAGTTTTTAATGCTAAAAGCATCGTATCGAGTATTCTTCTAATTGATTGGTAGTGAGATGTAAAACTGAGAGACGTTGAAACTAATAAGCTTATAGCTTCCGGACCCGCCCAACTCGGATACGCATAGTAATTTTCTGATTTGACTATTGGTTTGATAGTATCAATAATGCCCTTTTCATATTTATGAAAGAGAAAAGGATGAATATGAAGAGAGGATAGTAAGGATTCAATATTTAATAATTGAGATTCAGTACTGTAAAGTTCATTAGATAATAAACTAAAGGAGAGTGAAGATTCATATAATCTTGAATATGTATCATCCAACTTGAATATTTTTGAAATCAAACCTTCATTGATTAGTTCATAAGACTCTCCACAGTTAAGAGTAAAATTTAAATATAAATGTTCAGGAGGTAGCCAAGAAGGAAAAGCGTAATAATTTTCACTTCTAACAATCGGTTTAATTACATCAGAAATAGATTCTCCATAAGTATGAGAAAGGAATGAATCGAATTTAAGAATAGAAGATAGAATAGAATCAAAGAATAGATCAGTGTCAGAAACATAAGAATCATGGAGACCTAAGCTATTTAATAGACAACCTTCATTGATTAATGAATTTATATTCCCAATTTCAAAAATTTGTGATAATAAACTAATACCTTCTATACTAAAGCTATCACAACAGTTGATTAAACACTCTACATTCAAAGAGGTAGTAGCAGATAGCCAGCTGGGAAAAGCATAATAATAATTATCAGCACCGACAACTACTTCTCGTATATCTGGTATAACTGTTCTATCGATAGCTGTAGATAGTAAATTGAGTACAAAGTAGTCATTAAAGATCAAACTACTAATAAAAGCGAATTCATTAACAAAAGAATAAGAAGGAGTGGCTGACAAAGATATAGTTACAACCAATTCAGTTCCAGGCAGCGCAAAATAGTTATATATACGATTATTAGAACGAGTAGCTACTTTTACTGTATCAAATAGTCCAGTTGGATACTCAAAAGTAGGAGAAACAAAGCTCGGGTAAGCATAATAATTGTCTGCTTTAACTACCGATTTCTCCGTAGACATTCTTTTTTTTTTCTACTCCTTTTTATATTTATTCAAAACAAATTAACTAAATATTAAATTACACTATGACAGTAGGTTCAGAATTAGTATATTTCCGAACGCGTATCCAATCCACATACTGATCTCCACCATAACCATTAGAATACTCTCCTTGAGAAATCAGAATATACTTGTCATTATTTAGCCAATCTGTATCTGTTGCCTTATCTCTGAGCACAGGATCTCCAGTACCATATGCCAATCCAATTCTCGGATAGCCTGTAGCACTTGAGTAACCTGAATAATATAATTTTATTTTTCCTGAGAACAAAACAAGATTTCCTTCAGCATCTGTTGCAGGGCTACTTCTATATATATGCTTACTTTCCCAATCACTACTGCCTCTTCCTAATGCCTTACCTTGATTAACCCAGTTAACTAAATCCGTAGATGTAATTAAACAAAGTTCATAATTGAGACTGCCAAGAATCTCTCTTACAGCATACATGTAATAAATACCATTATAATAAGATATATCCAGATGACCACAGCCAGATTTAAATTCGCTATCTTCAGGCAAATCTATCACGGGATTGCCTGAATATCTCTGTAAATTCTTGACACTATGCGTGCTATCATCCCAAGTGAATGTAACATAACCTCCTTTCCCTCTATTAGCTCCTTCCTTATTAGATCCATAAAAGAGATAAAATGTGCCATTTTTATAAAACATTGTTGGATATTGAATCCGAGACACTCCACTATCATGCTCCCAACTTTGTGCTCCGTTATCCTCTCCACTCACTATAATGGGATTAGTATTACCATTTACAGGGTCACCATCATACTCCGTCCATGTCTTCCCATCAGAAGAATATGCAAAAGCTATTTCGTAATGACCTGAACCAGTATTAGGACCCCAAACCATAAACCACTTCGAATAATCAGAAACGTATATCATATCTGGATCGGCATCATGCTCCCATCCAGAATGACTTATAACAGGATTGCTAATACCAGTATCAACCCAGTCTATCCCATTATTACTCCGTACAATAGATGGATGTTCTTTTTCATTAGGTGGATAGGGAGTATAAACCATCCAGTATTTATAACCATCTATGCCATTAGGAAAATATAAAACATCAGGGTGAACAACTCCATTAGCACCATAAAGAGGAATAGAAAGAGGATTATTCTCATATCGTTCAAAGTTTTTGAACATATTTTTCCGAATATACCATCTAATATTGTCTGAAGGTTCATCACTTAGCACAAAACTGTGAATTGTATAATTGGATATTGCATCAGATGTGGGCACCCAATCATCAGTGAGCACTATTTTTCCACCAGTTTCTGGCATTTTAATCGTATGAGCTAATGTAGCATCTTGAATTTTCCATAAATAACCACTACCAAGAGTTGTGTGCCACCATTTTGAAGTACCGCCGTCATCCGCATCTCTTATACTTCCTGATCCAATTGAAATATCCATATAGACTACAGAACCACCGCAATTAATCGCTTTTCGTTTAATCTCAATTACAATGTTCTTCTTGAATCTTCGAATGGATCTAATATTTCCTGAAGATATAACATTAGGCTCACCTGCAAGATGCAAAGCTCCACCACCAACTTCTACTATCGCATTTGCACTTCCCTGCCTATGTTCTGTCCATTTACTTCCATCCACACTCGTACCCTCAAAAGCATCAAAGAGATCAAAAGTTGCATCACCATCACTTGCAGAACGTGCAGCAGGATTCCCATAAATTATCCAAATGTCCTTAATTCTATTTGCAGGAATGAATGGAATTCTACACCAAATAACCGCTTCATCGGGAGTCCAAGATTCTATCCAATATGGTAATGCTTCTCCTGTCTCATCCTTAAATCTTATGTCACTACCATCAGATTTACATTTATTAAGCGGAAAATTGTTTGAATTCAATACTATCCTAACTTGGTAATCCCTTAAGTCTTTTTCACCACCTCTGATATGAATAGGACGTGTAAAACTAAAACCCCGAAAAGGAGAATAAGGATTTCTTAAAGGTAAGGGATAAGGTAAGAAATAATTTGACATTTCTTTCTTCTTTTTGTTTTAAAAAATAATATTTATTTTAATTATAGTATTACGATAGGTTCAGGATATACATACTTGCGAATGAAAAGCCAATCAACTTTAATATCACCGCCATAACTAAGAATATGAGAAGCAGAAATAGCTGCTTTCTTTTCATCATTAAGCCAAGTAGTATCTGAATAAGTTTCTACTATGTTATCATTCTTAATCTTTTTTACTGTTCCATCAGCAAGATAACAGATAGCTTCTTTAAACCATGTCTGTTTCGGTGGCCAGTCTGTCGTAACTTTAACTTCAATAGCATCCGTATTATCATCTACTAACTGCATAAAATGACCATCTCTATCAGTGTCTCCAAAATGATAATAACCCTTAGTTCCTCGCCAGAAAACAGTATTAGGACTAAAGCCTGTTACATCTCCAAAACCAAATTCTAAATAGCGAGTACAATCCATATAAATTTTTGCTTCTACACAAATATCATTCGCCATATAACTATTCTTGGTTTTAACAAGCGTAATATCATAATTATCACCAGACGGGTGAAGAGTCAATATCCCATCTGAAACTTGAGCAGATCCGGTTCCTCTCATATATACCTTCCATTTCTCTGGATTTAACGAATCTCCTCCCATTTCTTTTTCGAATACTGGTGGAGCAGTACCATAAAATAGAATATCACAATCAGGACCATTTTCAGTAGCCCAGTTTCCATAGTTCCAAATTGCTTCTACTTCTTGAGTATAATCTGCAGGTATTAAAACACCTCGGTGCAAGAGAGCTGAATTTTTTGTTACATCTCTTATTTTAGTCCAGTGAACTCCGTTATCAGTAGACTCCCACACTTGTAATTCGCCTCCTCTGCCAGGAATCGAAGCGTCTGTGAACAACCAAGCCCTATACGTTGTATCATTTATAACTTGCAACCTAATATTATTAAATTCATCATCTGTACTAACTCCTAAGGAATGACTTTCCCATGAACTACCTGTCCACCTAACTATCCCGTAAACTTTTGCATCCGAATAAGCCATGATAGGATAATTATTACTATCAAGAACTAAATCAAAACCTTGATTGAAAGCATTCGAACCAGTATATGCCTTATCTGCATCTCCTTCTTTTGCGGGAATAGAAATTGATGTTCCATCAGCTTTCTGCCAACTATTTCCACCATCTGCTGATTTCATATAGAATATGTCTCTGCGACGAGACTGAGAAGTATCATAGATAGAAAACGCAAGGTGTATAACATCATTAGAATCAATTAAGGCCTTAAACACATAAGCATAATCATTATCCAAATCAATTATCAAGTCTTCAGTTGACCATGTGCTTCCTCCATCTGTAGACTTTGTAAGTACTAGAGTATCAGGAGAATTACCTATATGATGCATGTGTAATAAATAGATTGTATTAGAAGAATCAACAAATGTTTTTGGATAAGTTCCATAACCATCAGTAGGATCGATAGCAGAATCCCAAGAGGTAATATCCTCAGGATTGCTACTTTTCTTCATTCGCATATTATCATGATCATTATAGAACACATAAATATAGCCATCATTATCAATAGTCATAGCGGGATTTTCATGAAGATCGTCTTCAATACAATCAGCTATCTTAACAGAAGAGGACCAAGTTTTGGTGTCATGGTCATAATATAATATACGATGTTCAAATGTATCAGCAATATATACAAAATAAGTCCTATCATGGTTCTTTTTTATAATGCATAGCTTGGGTGTAATTCTGAATACCAATAGGAGTATTCTCAATCGCACCTGCTTCTACTATACCTTTAAGAGTATAAGAAGGAAGCGGATTAAAATCATCAAAAAAATCAAATGTTAATTCGCCATTACTTTCTGATTCCGCATTAGGATTACCAAAGATAATCCAGATATCTGTAATCTCATTAGCAGGAATGAAAGGCACTTTACACCATATAATAGCTTCATCCACACTCCAAGACTCTATCCAGTGTGGTAAAACTTGTCCAGTATTGTCTCTGAACCTGATATCACTACCATCAGGTTTACATTTTTCGAGTGGAAAATTATTGCTGTTGAGTACTATCTTAACTTGATAAGCTCTCAAATCCTTAGTACTACCCTTTATATAAATAGGTCGTATATAATTAAAATTACGAAATGGCGAATGCGGACTTTTTAGTGGCAGGGGGCGCGGGAGAAGATATTTCGTCATATCTTCCTTATAAAATCACAATAGGTTCAGGATACGTATATTTACGAACAATAAATGGTGGCAAGAATTCACCCTCTGCACAACCATCGGTCATAAGACCAATATCTCCTTTATCATGACTATTATCAGAAACTAAAAATATCGTATTCCCGTCTTCAAGCACTTTAATATTATCACCATAACGTCTAATCTTGATCGTAACTGTATCGGAAACTCCAGGAGCACTCGTATCATCTGCCAAACTACTTACACAATGAGCGTCATCATCTTTTCCTATCCATCGGAATGTATCACGAGTACAAGTTATACCACCTGCATCTATACCCGCATAATCATTTGTATATGAATAATGGTAAAAATGAGACGTATCAGTGTAACAAAACAATATACCTATAATATCATCATCTACCTCTTTAGTTTTAATAGTAATCTCAAAATCACTAATTGAAAGACCGGTTAATAAAGCACTCCCGAAAGTCTCACCACCATTAGCAGTAAAGATATTTGAATGTTGTATTATTTTCTTATTAACAGTATCAAGTTCCCAATCAGATGGTGATTCACCAGTACCTTCATCTACAATCGTATAATCAGAAAGAGAATGAATACCCGAAAAATCATCATAGAAATCGAAAGTAGTTAGAGGATTACTTAAAGATTCAGCAGTAGGATTACCATATACCATCCATAGAAAAGTAGAATCATCTTCTGGTATATACGGAACTTTGCACCAAATAGTAGCTTGATTACTACTCCAAGATTCTATCCAATAAGGCGCTATTTCACCTGAATCATCTCTAAAACGAATATCACAACCATCAGGTCTGCATTTCTCAAACGGAAAATTATCTTGAGTGAGTGTAATCTTGACTTGATAATCTCTAAGAGCTGCACCAGAATTCTCTATCCTGATAGGTCTAATGAAATTGAAACCCCTAAATAGTGAATAGGGATTAGGCAATGGTATTGGCTGAGGCAGAGAGTATTTAACCATTTACACAGTACCTTGAGTAGCGTACACCTTCACAGTACTCACATTCTTATCGTCCTGATTCAACACTGTAACTCTCATGTACTTCGGATCTGGGCAGATAGGCACCGTTAGACGAGCAGTAGAACCCGGTGCTAATTCATTATCAAAATACCCATAAGGTGCAGTATCAACATCAGCCCAATCGCTCTGAGCTGTATATATCCTGAGCTGTACTGGATGAGATGCATTAGATAGATATTCAGTCTCAACAGTCAATGCGAGCTGTATGGTAGAAGACAAATCAATAGTACTACAACTCGATAAACTTGATTCAGTACTCGCATTCAAACTACTAAGAGACAATATTTCCCATGTGGACTTATTTAATGCCATACCTCTTCTTCTCCTCCTTTAATTTTTAAATTTTATATCTAACCTTGTGTAACAGCAACCTGAGCAGTAATCTTAAGTGCATCATTCTCACCTAATATTTGTTTATCAAACACAGCACGAAGCAAACAATTTGAACTGCCATTACTTGCATTTTGGGAGACTACCACTTCACTTAGTTCATTAGACGGTAAGTCATTATAGACCCAAGAAGAATTCCATTGTGCAATAAATGAACCATTAGCATTTGTGAAGTAACTCGCATTCCCATTCTTGAATGATACCTCATCACCTTTCAATCCAGTATCAGATTCACTCGCAGCCTCAGTGTTGTTACCAACACCCATACCATTGTATGAATACGGTGAGTCAAGCCCAGTAAGCAGCTTTGTAACATTGGTCTTACCACTATTCAATATCTTAGAACTGGTAATTGCCATTTTAATCTACCTCCTTTCGTATTTCTCCTAATTTTCTTTTCAATTCAATATCATTATTAATCAAATTGAGTAGAGTACTAACAATCATTCGGGAATTATCATCAAGGAAACCAGTATCACCAATAACCTTAGTACTACCATCAGCATTAACACGTTCAACAATAATACGATACTTAAAAGGTAAACTATCAATGAGCATTTTAAACTATAACAACAGGTGCAGGAGTAACATATTTACGAACATTAAAGTAAGAACCCATTTTTTGCATGTAATTCTTAGAGAGGATTTGGATTTCAGTCGGACTTAAGGCTCGGTTGTAGATGCGGAGTTCGTCTATTTTGCCGTTGAAAAGGCCGGCGCATCCAACCATCCAATCTTTGAAACCTATTAGTAAGTCAGCACTGTCTGAACGAAGATTCCAAGTAGCATTCACATGTGTATCTAAATTACCATTTACATATATCTGCTGATAACTATATGCCTTGAACACTCCTACTACATGAGTCCATTTCCCATATTGAATGTTAATATTGCTCGCACAAGAGTGGTTATCGCCAGCATCGTCTACTACAAGAAAAAAATACTTTTCATTATTTGAATTATGACCAAATACATATCCTTTGCCTCCATACTTCTTGACGAAGAAACCACATTTGGTGTTAGATTTAACCCACGCCTCAATCGTAATCTCATCAGTAATATCCAAACTATCACTATCAGGCACTTCTACGTAATCAACTTCTCCGTCAAAATATCCTGCTCGCCCATATTTAGCATCAGAAGTAGTAGTTGCACCATTCTTCGCCGTGCCATGATTCATTCCTGTCTCGTCTCTTACCTCACCTGTTGCACCTGTCCATTGAGGCTCATCAAAATGCCAGAAACCTACTATACCCTGAACATCAAACAACTCAAAAACTGCATTACCATTACTTTCCGATTTTGCATTTGGATTACCATAAATCATCCAGATGAATTTAGAAGACTCAGCCGGTATAAACGGTATCTTACACCAAATCACTCCTTCTGCTGCATTCCAACGTTCTATCCAATACGGTAGAATTTCACCACTATCGTCTCTGAACCTAATATCACTACCGTCTGGCTTACACTTCTCTAATGGAAAATTTGAATGGTCAAGATGTATTCTAACCTGATAATCATGAAGGTCTGTATCAGAACCTACTATCTTAATAGGACGCATGAAATTGAAATTACGGAACGGAGATGTAGGATTCGTAATCGGTATAGGATGCGGTAAAGATAACTTAACCATTTTTCCTAACTATAAACTACAATTCGTAAATATTCATCTACTCTATATCTTACCCACTTTTGGGCTCTTATATATGCTCGTTCTATAAAATTATCGCCTTTATGTCCTCTCACTCTATGATATAACTGTCCACAAATAGCACCTGCAGGTTGACGCGGATAACAAATCTTTAATGCTCTCTTTTTCACTGGATATATCCAGCCACCGGGACGTACATCTCTCACTACATATTTCAGATGCGGAAGCCTACGAGTATCGAGTACTACTGCACCTCTGTACCTACCATATCTCCTCACACAATTCGCTGGGTTAACTAAATAATTATAAATCTTGTTCTCTGACCATTTATTACCTTTAGATTTACGTGGTGCTGTCCTCACTAATTCCCGTCTGATGTCTTCTAATATCCTATTACGTGCATTCTGTAATTGTAACTGAATATCTCTCGATAATACTGCTGGACTCTTTCCTGCTAAATTATAATCCAATACTATCTTGAAAGCCATACCTAAAACTCAGCTAAATACGGGAAATATGAAATATTCAATACCTTACCTCTTCTATTAACTGGCTTGAAATCTTCTGGTCCAGGTCTATAACCATCAGGAAATGTAAGATTAGCCCATTGGTATTCCCATGCTGTTAGAGAGGATACATTCCTCATGCCCTTATTCTTCAATCTCTGATACTTTCTTGTGAATATCTTATATACTTCACTGCTCATATTTGCTTTTTAACAAAATAAAATTACTATCCTAATATATTTGTATACCTTATCAATTTTATTGCAATGAGCATTAAATATGAGCGTCTGACGCAAAAATTTTGATAGGTTGTAAACCCTCCCTTTTGTACAATTATAAAAATAAAATTATTATGATTGAAAGGGAGGGCTATTATTATTAATTATGAATCTACGATGATAAGTTAATAGCTGCCTTGAATATTCCTTTAACATCGAATCGCATAGCAACTTTCAGATTCATCAAATCGTTCCGAGGCTCGTTAAACTTCTCAAGTGTGACATCATTGTACATACCTATTGCAAGCACTCGTGAAGAATCAAATACCGTACCCTTTATTGTACCACCCCACGAACCATTTGAATCAGTAACTGTAAGTAGATAAGGCCTAAGACCAAGTATCTTACCACCTAACTCTTGTGTTCTAAAGTGACCGGTCTCACCTGAGTATTCATAAGTAAAGTGCGGATCCTTAAATATATCTCGCTCCATTTCCGTTGTCATTAGCAATGAATCTGGATTGTAACCCGCATCTTTGAGTGCAAAAACTGCATCAGCTATAGAATCTATAGGCTTACTTGCATTATAACCCTTAGTAGCAAGTGCTTGACCTAAAAGTACATCCAGAGTCTTACGATTGAGTGTGTTCTCTGCTTTCTTACCCTCATCTTTCAGTCGCATCTCTACAATATCGAACATGCTGTCCTTGATAAGCTCCTCTTCTATCATCGCTATCTCACCATACTTCTTCGCATCGAACCTGACTTCTGTATAGCTTTCATTCGCTGCTACTGGATAATCTGTCGTAGGTGGTACAACTGGTAATACATCATTCAGTCTTGTCTGATGGATAATTACACGATAAGATGGAGTAGGTAGATTCCAAGTCCTGTCCTTGAAGACATCTCGCATCACCCGAACACTGTCAACACCCTCAATCACCTTCTTTAATACTTCTGTACGCACAAGTGTACTCGCATTTACAGCCGAAGTTTCTATCAACTCATGATAACCTGCAGTAGCCTCATCAGCCTTCAGAACACTAAGAGCCTTGGCACGCTCTTCATCAGTCTTTGCATACACAACATCAAATAATTTACCTAAAGTACTCATTTCTTAACCTCCTAATTTATATACTCGATATGTTAGGTGCATCTATCAATTTCATTAGCACTACACCCGAAGAAGCCGCTTTAACAGCATAACCTATGATAAGAGGATCTTTCAAACCACCAGCAGCCTGAGAGACTTTGCCCGCAGCATCAGGAACTATATACTTACCTGCAGCGATAGCACCTGTCGCATTAGCATACACTTCAGTTGGTGCAGTTACAACACCAAGCCACTCATCTTTAGCCACTGAATCCATAGCTATACCAGCAAATGCATAACCACTGCAACTCGCATTCGTAGTCTTCTTTACTGTTTCATCACCAGAAATGTAGAGAGCATCACCAGCCGTTATAGCCTCACCAGCCAATCTCCTCCTTATACGAGGATTGACATCATAAACTATATCCTTTAACACCATTTCATCTACTCCTCATTTTTATAGTCGTATTGTTATACTACCATCATCCGATTCAATAAACGGAGAATGGTATTCTTTCTTTTCCTGCTCTTCTTTCAAACTCTTAGCAAATGTCTCAATTGGAGTATCTCTAATATCATCAACTTCCTTCTTGATAGCATCAAGAGATTTCTGCAATTCTTCTATTGTACTCTGTAACTTCTCCTGTGATTCTTTCATTGCTGATAGCTCCTGAGTAACTGAAGACTTCTCTTCTATATCATCCACTGACTTCTTTGGATATGGATATTTTGCAGGGAATGGATACTTACCCGCCTTAACACCCTGGACCCACTTCTTTATCTCTTCTCTTACTATTCTTCTAACATCAGCTTCCGTCAATGCCTTCTCTCTATTTTCTTTTAACTCTGGAAATATATCACTCCAATCAGCAAACGGGTCATCAGTTAACTCTTCTGCCTGTTCCTGTTCCTCTGTCTGTTCCTCACTCTTAGATTCCTCTGCAACCTCTGGCGTCTCCTGTTCCTTTTCATTTTCCTCTTCATTTTTCTTTTCCTCTACCATAAATTTATCACCCTTTCAGATTCTTTTCTATCGTTATTTGGAGAGTGAAATATCTATATTGGACACATGGCGAGTCCTGTGCTCTTCATCCTCATACTTTGTATCGTAGATATTGACACTCCTAATCGAATAGCCATAGTCTCGTTCAGCTATCAATGCCACATCAACTGCTTTCTTCAAATTAGAACCACGAGCCTTTAAAATGCACTCCTTTGTCTTCAGTATGGCATATATATAATTAGCAATATTTTTTGTACCTATTTTCAACTCCTGTTCCATTTCCAATCCTATTGATTCAAACCTATAATTATTTACTCAAAATCTCAAGCGATGTGTGTGGATTAGCTGGTGCTTCTGTAATCGAAGTCTCAATATAGTAAGTGTCACCAAGAATCTCCGAAATGCATCTATCTTTATTACAAACTTGCTTGATATTAGCTGCTGGATTCTTTATACCAAACTTTATACTGAAACCTCGTATCTCACCATTAAGTATTTTCTGTATTATTCGTTGTGCTACCGGGATGTCATTCCTGAGCTTAAAAATCAAATATAATTTATCACCAATTAATGCGCTTTTTCTATTTTTATATTCCATAAGCATTTCACCGATGCATGTAGAACTGTGATTATCATAGAGTCCTCGAAATTTCTCAGGAGTCTTCTTTATGGATTCCCAAATATCACGTAAAGCTTCTGGAGTTAATCGTTCATTCTCTAAATCTACTGAAGTATCACTAACAAAACCACCAATTACGAATTCTTTACTCTTTTCTATTATCTCACATGAAATATCATCAGAATTACTTAAAGACATCTTGTGGACTATCTCATTAGGGATACGCTCAACCTTTAAACGATAAAGAGGATACCAATCTGTATAGCTACCAAATGGTTCATCATGGATATGTAGATATTCTGGAGTGTCATCGTAAGGAATACCAAACACTGCAGAAAATTGACGATATAATCTAAATCTAACTGCCTCTTTGAGAATCTCTGGCATGTCAGCATCTCGCATAACTAAATCAACATCAGCACCTTGACCCTGAGTAGCAACTGAACCAACTAAAAGAATAAACGGATCACGTATAAGAAAAGACTTAAAAAACTTATCTACTTCTTCGAGAGTGAAACGAGGAGGATTCCTTCCAGAAGGTGGAGTAGGAGCATAATCTTCTTCATCTTTTAATCCTTCATAACTGAGTTTCCTTATCTCTTCCTTTTTCATTACTTTCTTCTTCTATCACATATAAACTATAACAAAACGGACAATATCCAAAAATACTTTTAGGGATGCGTTTCAATTCTATATGACACAAAGGACACTCTTCCATATCTAAAATATGACCTCTTTTATGTCAAGAATCCCTATTACCTTATCTCTATCTACAACTACAAGTTGGTCAACATCATTATCTCGCATTAACTGTGCAGCATCTGCAACTGTTTCATTTATATCAATCACAAGTGGATTCCTATTCATAAATTCAGATATATTCCTCTTCATATCGAATTCTTCTTTGTTTCCTATGAGTCTCTTTAAATCACCAGCAGTGAATATGCCTTTCAACCGATCATCATCAGAACTGACTGCAACAGCCCCTCCTTTATTTGCAATCATAAGAGCCAAACAGTAATCTAAGCTATCTGTTTCCTTCACTACTAAATTTCTATTTATATTACGTGTAGTAACCGGCTTAAGCATTTCAATATCCATCTTGAAAGTCTCTGTTCCTTTATCAGTTAAGGGATGATAAAACATCTGTGCTAATATATTAGGACGAATAGTAACTGCATCTACACCTATCATATAGGATTTAATAACATGCTGTGGATGACGAATACTTGAAGACATTACTTTAGTCTCTTCACTGTTCACCATAAATGAGGACTTAATAATTTCAAGATTTTCTATAGCATCGTGGCCTATATCATCAAGCCTACCTATTAGTGGACAAATGTAAGTAGATTTAACCGTAGCAGCTAATAAGGCTTGACTAATAGAATAAATCAAATGCAAATTTGTTTTAATGCCAACTGAAAGCAATCGTTGTGTAAGTCTAAGCCCATCTTCAGAAAATGGTATCTTAAACACCAATTCATTATCTTTAGTATCATCACTTAACTTTACTGCATTATCAAACATCTCATCAACATCTGCTCCAGTTGCTTCAAGATGAATCTCACCATCAGGCATCCTCTTCCTTATCTCTAATACCATCTGTTTATCATCAGATACACCAGCTCTTCGTTGAAATGTAGGATTAGTTGTAACTCCTTGAATTATACCTAAATTATAATAATATTCAATAGCATCAAGATCAACAGAATCTAAAAATATTAACATTTTATTTACTTCTAACAAGAATGTAATGCATCCCAAATAGGTTTAACAGCCTGTATTAACTTTTCAAATTCCGAAAATGATAATTGTGTAGCATTATCACAACGAGCATACATAGGACATGGATGACACTCAACGAAAATACCATCAGCACCTGCAGCTATCATAGCTTTTGATAAAGTGGGAACGTAATGTTTCATACCTCCTTGGATAGAATGGGAAGGAATGCCGTATCTTCTGACTGTATGACCTGCATCAAAATAAACAGGAAAGCCAAATTGTTTTAGTTCATAGATACTACGAGGATCAACAACTAAATCATGATAACCAAACATCGTGCCCCGCTCTGTAATCATAATCTCATCATTTCCACAACTCCTGATTTTATGTATAATATGCCCAACATCCTGAGGCGCTAAGAATTGCCCTTTCTTAATATTTATTGGTTTCTTAAAAGACGCCATCCGTTTTGTTAATTCTGTTTGCATACAAAGAAAAGCAGGTAATTGAAAAACATCTATAATCTTAACCAAATCAGTATCAAATTCATATAGATTATGAAAGTCTGTAAGGAGAGTCAGATTGAATTCATCTTTTAACTTCTCAAATATTCTAATGCTTTCTTCGATAGAAAGACCTGAAAAATAACCAATACTTGACCGATTATCCTTCTTGAAAGAAGATTTGTATATTAGATTAAAATTGTACTTCTCGCTCATCCTAACTAAGAATTCGGCTGTTTCTAAAGAAATACTCTCGGACTCTAAAACACAGTTACCTGCAATTATACTTAGTTTCTTCATTTTCTTCCCACTATAAGATGATATGGAAAATCGAAGCGACCCGCTTGATACCATTCATTCTCTATATGAAATCCAATATCTATCATCATCTTCCTCACTTCGTCACCTTTTATATCGAAATGTTTATGAAATGTAGATGCACCACTCTTCCTCTCTTTTTCTGGATGAGAGAGAATTAATAATCCACCATTATAAAGAGACTTATAAAAATTTTGACAAGTTTTGATAATCGGTATGTCTAAGTGTTCAATAGTCTCAAAACTGACGATCACATCGAACCTTCCCAGCGGAGTGAGATCAAAATTTAAATCGAACTGCCGAAATGATATATTCTCTGCAATCCAATATTTTTGGGCATAATCTATTGCTTCCTGCGAATAATCGACTCCTAAAACAGTATTTGCCTCTTTAGATAGAATATTCGATCCATATCCACACCCACATGCAGCATCTAAGACATCCTTATCTTTACAATACTCACGAGCAAATAAATATCTCTCAACATGCTTTATTTCTATATCATCTAATTTTTGACCTATTTGCCGTTCTCCATTCCATCCATCCATTATGCTCACCTCATTTCATATATTGACCACCATTCACTTCTATAACTTGCCCAGTAATGTAGTTGCTATCAGAAGAGCACAAAAAGGCGACTACATTCGCAATATCTTCAGGTAAACCATCACGTCCAAGAGGAATTCTTTTTATCAAATCAGCATAGTATTCCTTAGAAGAAAAGCGTTCATGCTGTTTAGTTCTAATTACACCCGGAGAGACAGCATTTACATTTATTTTTCTATCTGCTAATTCTTTAGCTAAAGCCTTAGTCATACAATCGACAGATGCCTTTGCAGCAGCATAAGCCATACCTCCTGGTGCACCTCCGGTTTTCCCTGAAATCGAACTAATATTTATAATTTTACCTCCATTACGTATTAATGGAATGCCATATTTACACATGAGAAAAACACTGAGGACATTAAGATTAAACGTATCTATCCAGTCCTTCGTAGGATACTCTTCTGTTTTATAAAATGATATGTTTCCTCCAGCATTATTAACCAATATATCAAAGTGTCCAAACTCGCTCGATACAAAATCAAACAAGTCTTTTACTTCTGATTCATCAGTGACATCAACTTTTCTAATTACAACATTGCTAAGTTCTTTAGCTATTTTTTCTGCATCGTCCTTACTTCGGAAATAAACCAAAACCACCTTTGCACCTAACTTATTAAGAGCATAAACACAACCTTTACCAATTCCTGTTGCACCTCCTGTAACTATCGCAATCTTATTTTCCAAAGCCTCCATTTACTCAGCCTCCGAGACATGAATCACAATTTTAATATGATTATTATCATCCATTAGCTTAAATCCTTGCTTTATGTCCTTTAATTCGATCACATGAGTTATCATATCTTTCAAATTTAATTTGGAAATAATCCGTATCGCATCAAAATGATTATGTCCATTACTTCTCGAACTAATTATCCTGAGTTCTTTCTTCCATACTTCATAAGGACTGAAGGAAAGAGTTTCACTTTGAGGACATACACCGAACAATAACATAGTCCCACCACGACCCACTACTTGGAAAGCATTTCTAACAGTTTCTATTTTTCCTACCGCTTCCACAACAATATCAAAATCATCACAAACTTCAGATATAGATTCAAAAACACATTCTGCACCAAGTGATTTCGCCAGACTTCTTTTCTTTTTATTCGGTTCAATGAGATGAACATTTAGACCTCGTAGCTTCATTAATTGAAGAAAAACTAATCCAATGAAACCTCCGCCAATTACTAAAGCATCTTCTCCTATTGAAGGATTACACCTCTTTAAACCATGAAGACAACAAGCTACTGGCTCTATAAGAGGACTTTCGATATGAGGAATGCCATAAATAGGAAATAGTAAATCTTGATTCACAACACAGTATTCAGCAAAACCACCATCGATATGGATACCATGACTAACTTTATATTCACAAAGATTAGGATTCCCTTTTCTACAAATATCACAAATACCACAAGCAATATTAGGCTGAACGTTACAATAACTTCCAACTTCTATATTTTTTACTTTAGAACCAACTTTAACAACTTCACCACTGAATTCATGCCCTAATACAACAGGTTTGCAGGGAATATCACCATCAAATATCGCTTTATCCGTACCACAAACGGAAGCATAATCAATTTTTAATAGAACTTGATTATCTCCAAGAGATGGAATCCGCTTATCCACGATTGCTATATCTCCTGGACTACGAAACAGTGCCGCCTTCAAACCAAATCACCCTTTATAAAATATTCTGCAATTTCAAAATCTTCAGGATAGTCTATATCGTGTCCTTCAACAATTCCCACTCGTTTAATGTATGGTTTAAATCCTATTCGTCTTTGAGTCTTTTGATACAAATCTTTTCTGAAAATATATAAACCGCTGGTTTCAACCAAAACAGGTTCTAAATCTTGAGTAAATGGAACATTGTTAGGATCATAATTGAGAGGCGTCTCTTTAAACCAACAGAAGTTTTTAATTTCTTTTACTGTAAAAGCCGAATCGTAGCCTTCATTGACCACCTTATTAATCATCTCACTTATAGTTTCTGGCTTCATGAAGGGAGAAGTAACACAAAAATATAAAACATATTCAGAATTAATCAAATCAACTGCATAGTCCATAATGTCATTGAAAGTCGTAGAATTTGAATCTAAAAAATTCGGTCGTTTCTTAAACGTGTATCTAATGGAATCATCTATATATCCACATATACGTTTGTCACTCGCATAAACTATAATATCATCAATCTCAGGAACTTTATTCATCACTCTAAGTGCATAATTGCATAGAGGAACACCATTTAATTTCTTGATGCTTTTATATGGCAGCCTCTGACTTCTCAACCTTATAAAAGTAATTGCATCTATCATACTATGTCTTCTAATTTTTCACGCCTAAAAATTTCTAACTTACCACCAACTGTAGCATTTATAATTTCCCTTCCATCTTCTTCATAGACTCTTTTGCATATTTCATAAGAAGCAAACACCTTAGACCAATCACCTCTAACCCCGCCTCCACCAAGATTTTCACTCATCAACCCGTCAAATCTGTGTAATCCAGAATAATCACAATCACATCCAAGCAAATAGACTTTCTGAAAGCCCATGTAATAAGCTGCTTGCAAGCATATATCAATGATGATAGTATCACCATTATATGCACCTACTGATAAATCTTTAGAAAAACATCGAGTAACCCACATTGAGCCAAGATGCCTTATCAAATACACTTCGCTCCTTTGAAACGGTTGATAAAAATCTGGCTGAATTCCATAACTTACAGCTGCACCACCAGATAGAAACAAAATCGTATCAAGACTTAGAATACCTTTAAAATGCTTGCGCCAGACTTCTGTATCAGTGATAGCATAATAATCACAACTAATACCGAATCTTGATAACCCACGATAAAGCGTGTTAACACCGAAGATTATCTCATCTTTTATTAAACTAAAATTTGTTTTATTTAGAGATGGACCAGTACCTACTATAAAACACCGTTCACCTTTATGAATATCCTTAAACTTCTTGAGAGCTTCTCCTCCTTTCCACATACTCCTTTACAGAACTAAAGGCTCTGTCATCTATTATAACATGATAAACAGGTTTGTCTATATTAAGAATGTGATACTTGACTCCCCAATTCTTTAATTGCTGTCTTGTAATATTCCACACATCTTTGTGTTTAAAAACTCCTCGTGCTGTCCATAAAACAATTGTATTACCTTCATCATATAATTTATTTATTAATCTTATAGCTTCAGGATTAGGTACAGCTTTATCAAAGTCCGGACCCAAATCCTCAAGTGTTATTACACCATCTATATCGATTGCAATTATTTTCTTCATGAGACGTCCATATATGCACCTATAATCAATTTTTATGTATCAGCCAATATAAATGTATACCCAATCAAAAATATTTCGTTCTCGCTTATCTATTTGCGTCTCCTTAAATCTTTGTGTATGATCTCTCGTACTGCTTCTTCTACTCCAAACTTTGTATCACTCTTATTGAATACTATATCTCTAAAAGGACATGTGACTGGTCTTGCATCATTTTCAGGACACACACCTAAAGTCACTCCTCGACACCAAATATGTTCAAAAATTGTAGGATAAGCGTCTAAGCAGAGTTTATACATTTTCTTAGCAAGTTCTCTCATTTCAGGAGCTGCACGTACACATAACCTAAGCATAAAGAAATTGATTAAACTACGAACATTCATAGTAACCACATAACGAGTATGTAATGCCATCGGTAATACGTATCTTGCTTCTTCTCTCCTAAATCCAAGAATACGGAGTTGTTTATATGCATCATTTGCCCTATCCATTGCTCTCTTATAAGCTTTAAGTGCATTTTTATCTCGCTTTATTTTATGAGGAATATAGTATCCAAAACTTTCTTCTTCGTTATATCTTGTGCTTCTTGCAGTATGTGATGCAATCCTGTGTTCTAATAACTCTCTACTTAATGCAACACTTATATCTTCGATATCAAATGTGAAATATATATGTTCAAGAACTGAACTATAATCATTATCAACAATCATCTTAGCTACTGACCGAGTATCTACTTTATCTGAAAAGCCACTGACTCTCGCAGCATTAACAATTAAATCCAAACCATCTTTAGTCACTCTCAATAAGTTTACCCTCATATTTTTGGCTCTATCCACCAACACTCATGCAACGTTTACATATAAAATCTGAATCTGATGGTTTCAATCCTGTTGCTTTATCAACAAAGTCTTTACGCTTCTCTCCATTCCAAATCTCCTTAATAGATTCTGCTCGAAGATTACCCCAAATATATTTGCAAGAATAATCCATACAGCAAACAACTACGTCCAAGTTATACAATACATGCAACCCACTAATGAAACGCCAACATGAAAATGAATGATATTTATCAATAGCACGGTAGAAACTATTAGCAGCCTCCCATTCTTTCATTTTCACTTCACCTGCTCTATTATGAAATTGGTAATAATCAACCTTTACATTTGCAGGATTAAGATTATTTTCTTTAAAAATCTTGACCCAGTATTCATGATAATCTTTTTCCGTAAAATACATTAAGCTTCCATCAATAGATGCTCCACTTCCTCTTAAGATCGTGATTATCTGACCATCATTAATCATTAAATATTCAATTATGTTATTCAACGTCTGTGCATAATTTTTTCTTCTCATTAAAGTTTCATAGGTTTCCTTATTTATTGCATGATGAGAAATCCAGATATGAGACTTTCGAGACTTATCGTTTTTAGTAATTACTTCAACAAGCTGTTCTGCAAGCTTAGGAGTGAGTTTCATTGCATTTGTTGAAACTTCAATACTACATTTAGGAAAATATTTGAATGCTAATTCTATACGTTCAATTAGTTTTTCATCGAGAGTTGGCTCATTCATCAAATAAGGACAGAACTGGCCATCAAAATCAGGTTGAGCTTCTTTTATTCGTTCTAAAACTAACACATAATCTTCATCACTCATCTTACCCGGATGCTTCTTCATCCATGAATAGCTTGCAGGACAAAATACACAATTTCCATTGCAACCAGAAACAGTCTGAACCTGAATCAAATTGAACTTCATGCTACCACCTCACAAAATATAATCCACTTTCTTTTCTAAGAATTTCTTTTTGTCCACGTTCCAATTGTAATTATTGTAAGCATAGAATTTACCATTAGCTATTTCAAACCGATCTATCTTCATATAATAAACATCTGTAAAATCAAAAGGTGAAAGATTAGCTGGATGATTATAGGAATAAGCCATTAGTTCTCTATCAAATCTAACTTCATAACCAAGCATTAACAATCTATGTAAAAATTGAATATCCTCATAACCCCAACCCAAAGCATCATATATCTCGCTATAGCCATTGAGTAGTCCCATATCTTCTAACGAGTATATCCCAAATGAAAATGTGAACATCGGATTATCTATTTTAAAATAACGGCCAGTGCCACCAAAATTAGACTTCCATTTCTCATGATCCAGACTCTGCCAAAGCTTCTCACCAATTACAGCCCACTTCTCATAAGTTTCCGAAAAATATTCAATGTCTTCTGCAACTACATCCCAGAAATCCGGTCTGAATTCTAATGAATCATCACATCGTAATATATAAGGACTCTCTGCATATAGAAGTGCAGTATTGAGTGCTTGCGAGAAATCTCGTTTTGTTTTGATTTCATTTTCCTTTACCGGTGCATAAACAATTTGATAGTACTCATTTTTTCGTTCTTTAAGAAAAGCCTTAGTATCTTCATTATAATTGCTATCAATAACTATTAACTCTGCATCAGTAGAAGGATTTACAAATATTGGCTCCAAATATGATTTATCACGATTAGTAGCTATAATTACAGAATACTTAGGATTTGTTTTGTTCATTTCAAAATGCTCATTATCTCATCTTTGACCAACAATCCAATTAGTGATAAAACACTAATCAGAGCAATCCAGTAACCGAGACTACTTGTATGTATCAACGACACTATTGTTATTAATATTATACCAACCTCAATCATTTCTCGTTCAGTAAATTCTATTGCATCTATTGCTTTCATACTTCTTTTATGAAGAAACTAACTACCTCCTCTTCACGTGCTATCTCATATAATTGCTTCTTTATATATTCTATATCTTCCTCAAGACCTCGACAGGTCATCTGTATTTCAAATGCTTTCTTCATGTGCAAATCTCCTTTCTTTTATCCCATTCAGGATAATCTTCCTTTTTAAAATATTTAATTTTTGTTTCTAACATTATAGGATGATAACCCATATCTAAATGACAGTAAGGATTTTCAGGTTCGGGATCAGCAGTTGCCTTCCATATCCAATACAACGGAGAACCCTGTGGTCTTTTAAAAGCTTTAACTATAAATCTACCATTAAGAAGTTTTTGATTGAGTTCAGGTTGATCGGTATCCGAATAGAAGAATAATTCATGATAATCCATTCTTTCTACACCAGTCTTCACTTTACCTGTCCATATTGCACCGAGGTATCCAAAAGCATGGATTGTAGCACCCACGTCTCCAGGAAACAGCCAGTACGATTTATCTTTTATGATATACTTATCAATAATCTCCGCACCCTTCTCATCAATAAGATATTCTTTTGTTTTTTTGATTCTCATATTTGAAGGTTCTTCTATTTGCATCCTCTCTTTACTTAAAAACAATCCTTTTTGAACATTTGCAGGACCCTTTTGCTCTTTATTCAGTTCACCTAATAATACTCGAATATATGATTCCATATCACTTTCAACTAATATCCCTTGAATCAACTTATCTATTCCTTTCAAATGCCATCGGATATCACAATGTAAACTATGACCTATTATAATCTCTTTAAATGATTTTTTATGTTTAATAAAAGCGTCTCTATCTTCAGGCTTTACGCCTCGAATATGAAATTGAGCCAGTGCATAGCCTTCTCGATAATCAACATAATACTTAGAAGGTAAAGGTTTGTTTTTATAATCTCCTTCTTTTATTAGTTGTTTATATTCCTCAGGAGTGAGTTTCTGTGCTTTTGCTCTAATATCAGTTTTCTCAAAAGAAATATCCATATATCTCTCAGGATTAATTAATATATTCTGAACCCCTCCTCGTGGCAAGTTTATTGGAGATGGATTCTTAAATAATTCCTTCTTCTTAATTTTATACGCATAAACAGGAAACTTCCAACCCCATCGCTTGAATTGCTCATCTGTAACCCTATGCTCCTTTTGCAACCTATCGAATTCTTTTTTACTTCTAATAACAAAAGGCTTATCTAACCATACATATCCATAAGCATAATGCAATCCAAATATCAAAAGTTTCTCATTATCAATATTAAACTTTCTATCCTTCAGAATAAGTGATTTATTTCCTTCCCATATAGCTCTTGCATGACCTTCCGGCAAATAAAGTCCCCTACCCTTTATACCTCTCGCACGTAATTCTAAATCAATAATCTTTAATAACTTATCTTTCATTCAAATATTTCCTCAATTCCCAAAGTTGATTATCACTTAATGCTTTAACTTTCTCAGCCACTCGCTTCAATTCTTTAGGTAGTTTTTCTCCTCTTATATGAAGCAAATCTTCAATACTCATACGCTTAGGTTCAAGAAGACTCAAACGTTCTAATACTTGAAGTGAATCACTAACATTTTTCTCAGGCACTAATTCAAGCGGTCTCCCAATATAAAAAGAATAACGAGGATAATCGGGATGTTTTTCATTTTCGTATTTTATAACTTCTTCTGCAGCTATCCTGAGAATATCACCAATTTCTCCTTGTATGTTAGTATTATCAGTTTTAGTCATCACCATAACCCAACGTCCATTCTTATCAAGAATCTCTTTACCTCTATATAAATGTCTACCCACTAAAACACCCGCAGAATCATACCATGATTTTTTAGACATAGATGCTAACACTTTAGCATACTCTTTAGGAATGTCTAACCCCAAAAGATAATTCCAAGTTTTCTTCGCTCCTTTAACAAGCTTTTTATCTAAGATGACACCATCTATTTCTCGCCAGACCTTTACTTTCGCTTGTGACTTATTTTGAGGCACTTGATATACTCCATCGAGGGTTTTAATCATTACACCCTCTGCTAAATGCTTAACAAACTTACCGTGTCTCTTCAATCCCTTATCATTGGTAATTATATTCCAAGCTTTGCGAATGCCCTTAAAATCACTACCGCGTACATAAAATGCAGGATGACCTTCCTCAATCGTATGACTCGGTCGTTCAATAATGATATGTTCACTATCCTTTATTTTACTTAAGTATTTAAGCCTCTCAGATAATGGTAAATTCCTTAAATCTTTACCTTTATAGAACAAAACATCAAAAACAAATATATAAGCAAAAGGAGCAAGTTTTTGAGGATCTTCTTTAGAATTGATGATCGAATTTGAAATTGTCCGATGAATAACTTCATTTCCTATCATCGCTATAAATTCACCATCCAACACAGTTCCATCAGGTAAACTATCCTCAAGCTCTCGTACTATTTCTGGCACACGTGCAGAAACATTAGGAGACTTATGTTTTACATCTGCAGGATCAACAAAAATATAACCCTTACTGTTCAACTTTAAAGCAGTTATACGTAAACCATCAGCTTTAGAATCAATCAATAAATCTTTCTTATCCCAACCAAGATGTTTTAAATCACTTTCTATCAAATCTATATCACAACGATAAGCAGGTTTACTTTTTGAAAAATAAGTAGCAGCTAATGCCTTTTTGAGAATTCTATCACGCTTTCTATCCCATTCTTCCTTTTCCTCTTTAGTTTTTGGTGGTGAAGATTTAATTAAACCTTTTTTCTTGCATCTCCAGTATAATTTCCAAAATGAAGAATTATCATGCTTTTCAGGTATTACAAAACCAATACTGCGAAGAACATCTATACATTTAGCAAAATATTTCTCAACATCTTCAAGAGTCCAATCACCCCATTTTTCTCCCTTTAATAAACGTGGAAAAGCTGCATTTGCTAAGTATCTCGAAGCTGCAATAATTTCTCTCCATCGTGTCTCAGGATGTTTTAGATCATAATCCACACCCGTATTTCTAAATTCTTCTAAATGTAATTTTGATTTTATTTGATCGCCTTTAATTAGTTTTCCATCCCTCGTAAAAGTAAGAACCATACCCTTCTTTGCAAATAAAATAGGTATATCCCAATCTTTTCTTAATCGCCTCAATACTTCATCTTTACGACGCAATAAATCTAACCTAAAATTAGTAAGTGTAATTGATAACAATCCTTTATGCTCTTTACAAGCTAAAATCCTATCAGCAAAATTTATAAAATTGATTTTATGGTCTGATTTACTATAGGATCCGATACCCGCTATAAGATGATGCGGAGGAAGAGAAATGTCTTTTATTAGCTGCTGCCCTAAATAAGAAAGAAGCTCAGGAAGAATAGCAACTCTGAACTGCGGGAAACGTAAACCTATCATTGGTTCATGTGGCGCAACAGGAGTCTTTTCTGGTAATATCTTGAGATTACCGATTTTGAAATCACTACCAAATGTTTTGATCACTGCTCTTAAATCCTCATCAGGAATATAATGCTTAACTCCTAAAGTAGAATAAATAGGAACATCATTATCTGCATAGTATTTCCATTGAGACCATTCATCTGGATCAATATCACAAACTACTACTGCATTAATACCCTCTATTTTCTTAGTAGGCTGAATAAGCAGATGAGTATCTTGATAATCTACTTCTATACAACTATGATCTTTATTAGATGCTAAAATTCCGTGAAACTTAACTTTTAAATCACTCATTAAACTTATTAAATAAATACACACAACAAGCTAAAAGAAAAGTATCCAAATCAACTGCATGTTCTCTTGCAGCCTGTTTCAACTTAAGTGGACCAAAGTAACCCATTAAATCAACAGCATAATCTAATAGATGATCTTTCTTTTTTATTTTTAATTTATCTAAAGACTTTTTCCATTCCTTAGTTAAAATATCTTCCTTGAAGGTTACAGGACTACACTCCTGAAAATATCTATCATCAGCAGGCTTTATTAATATATAATTACGAATCCATTTAACATTTTCATCAAGACTATCCAATCTACCAACAAGTTTACCTAAAACAAAAACATATTGAACTACAAAACCAATAGCGCTAAGAAGTGCAATATATTCTAACATTTCATGCTAATAAACCCTCGCCACATGAGCCGCTGGAGTAGGAACAACTGCAACCCTTTCTAAATTGAGATCAACTATTCTTATAAAAAACTTTTCATCCCTATCGAGAGATTTGAACTCGGTACTTAAACCATTATTTCCTTCAGCAAATTGCTGTAAAACCCAACGATTCCAACGAGGATAAACATGAATATCACCAAGAAGTACTTTGTTATGTGAATCATAATTGAAATTATCCACGTAACCTATCTCAACGTTCTTTCTTTCATGACCAAATATCAATGGAACCCTTTCGGGTCGTACTTTGCTTAACACACTATCAGGTATAAAAATCGGTCTTCCATCAGAAGTAGAATCATAAATCAATTCGTTAGCTTGCAAGAGGGGACGCTGAATATATACATCTTTTGACCTAACATCAAGATATACAATCTGAGTGACAACCCTCCGTCTAAATTTCATTTTGAATATGGCAAAACCAGACTTGCAGGTGGTAGTATTTTAATTTTTGCTTTAGTGTCTTTCAATATTTGAGTGTTTATTGCCTTCTGAAGAGCTTTTTGATAATATTTAATTGTAAAAGTTAGCCATACATTAGCACGACTCTTAGCTGTAGCAAATGAACCCGACTTAGTTATTGCCCCTATTATCTCAGGAGGGGTGCCACTACCTACCAGAATGCTATTCATTGCCCACATCATATAATCCTCTAATTGCGGAACAGTACTCTTTGAATCAATGACATCTATTTCGATCAAGTCAGTGGTCACGAACTCATGATCTCCTGAAAGGTCTTTAAATTCCTGACCTATTCTCCTTCTTTCTTCCTCCGAAGGATAGCGACCTGTCATTTCATCTTTATGACAAACAACATGAAAACGCGGCATATGTCGAGCTATAGCAATAGCAGAATTCTCTTCAATTAGACGCTTGCGTTCTATTGCTCTTTTGCTCGGACCCAAGAGAGGAATGCTATATAAACTATCAGGTCGAGGAAAAAATTCTAACTCAAAAATATCTTCGCTTGTGAATTTTTTATTTTCATAAACATAAACAAGTTCACCATTCGGTTTTAGTTTCTTTGTGACATCCAGTGGAAATATTGGCTGAATATCATAAAATTCACCAGCTCTATTTCTAATAATTTTTGAAAAAGAATTCCCAAGAACGAGTGCATCACGTACAATGCCATAAAAATTCATCCACGCTCTATCAAACGCTTTCTTCAAGCGTTCATATTCTTCAGAATTCTTTGGAACTCCCTCTATCTCAAAGTCTTCACCCAATGCAATAGTAGAAATTGCCTGTACAACTGCCCACGCCGTTTCGTCTGTAAGATACAAATTCCATAATCTCTTCAGTAACTCTACATTTCTCTGTGCAGCACTATCATCAATACCCTTGATCTGTACATTAAGCTTTTCTGAATTAACTCTGTAATTTTCACTTATTTCAACTTCATTATCCAAATCTTTAAATTTAATTCTCATACTTTGGTAACACTCCAACCAAAATCTTCTGACCTGTCATCAACTCTCGTAAACGACCACAGATTAGCGTCAGGCTGACGTTCATTTACACTCGAAACATCCATTGCTTGTAAAGCCAAAGCTAAAGCATCACAAAGATCATCTCTACCTCGACCCTCAGCAGGACCCATTTTCTTATGTTCTGAATCATAATACACAAATGAACCTAATTCTTGCATCAAACGAGGAAACTCATCAGCAACAATATTTATCTTTCTATTATAAAAAGCCAAAACCAATTTATCAACTAATTGTTTTTTTAATATATCATTGTGAATCGAAACACCAATTATAGGAAGATCACGAAGATCACTAATTATCACATCACCAATACCACTTTTATCCGCTACAATCCTAACCGGTTTAAACTGCCTATACAACTCTCTTATTTTAGCAAATTGGATTTGCCAGTCATCAGAAAAAGTAGCAGTATATTTAACATCACCAGTTTCCATATCAATTACCACAACAGCAGTAGGATCAATTGAACGACCGAAATCTATACCCATAACAAGATTACCACTATTAGGTAAATGTTCATTTCGTTTTATAGCATCGAGTAGAAGATCATCCGGTATCACTCTATTACTTACACTTCTAAATTTAGCTTCATATAGCTGCTCATATAATTCCTCCATTCCTGAACGTTTATATTCCTCACGCTTCTTTTCAAATACCGATTTAGGTATCCAGAAACACTCATGAGGTTCTAATGAAATACGAACAACATCATCTGCATTCCAAACATTCAACATAACAGTGGAATTCAGATAAGGAGTAGAAGCAGCTACTTCCACACCACCTTGAGTAGCCATCTGCGAAAAGGAAGCATAATAAGCTTCGGGAGTCAAACGTCCTATTTCATCAATTAAAAGGAGAGATGCATGCCAACCAGTACGAGTCTTTGGCGATTGAGGCATTGATATGATTTTAGAATCAAATTTTGCTAACTTTATTTCTGTTTTAGATGCTGTCGCTTCATACTTGCTCTCAATATAACGCCTAAATACTGAATTACTTATCCAGCGCCGTATCTCCTCAATATGTTTTTTAGCAACAGGTTCTGAAATAGAACCTATAACCGTAAGAGAATTAGAAAAATGTGTTACTTCTATGAATGCAAGCATATCGAGCAAGACTGATTTACCCGCTCCAGTTGCTGACTTTAATATGATTCTCTTTTTATCACTAAGACCCAATCTTGCTGCAAGATATAACTTAATTACATCATAGAATTTCTTACCACGTGGTCTGATGTAAACCCCATCCTTATTCTTTGGCAGTTCAATAAAAAACTCAAAAATCTGTCTGTTTATAGGAGTATTACATTCATCACAAAATATGCGACCGTATCTAATCTCTTTACCGCAGTGATAACAATAAGATAGATATTTCTCTGAAACCATAGAAACAATCAAAAAAAATAAAATATTGATATATTTATACTCTTCGCATTAAAGCTTTAATCATCTGTTGGATGAGAACAATTAAACCAGTGTATGCCATGAGCTGCTCAGTGATATTAGCTTCACTTATCGGCACACCAGTGATATAACAAATACCGCCCACAAGCACAGCAACAAGCAACGTCGAAAGAAACTTAGCAACGTCGAAATCCTCTTGAGGCGCATTCTTCAGATAACCTGCAAGCCCATAAATGACCGACGCTATTATCGCATACAATATAGTTTCCATATTCATCACCTCTACAATATTTTTCTATATTTATTTAGCATGATATGGAAAAGCATCCTTTTCGGGTAAATAATTTTTACATACAGCTTTTCTTTTAGTAATTAGCCTTTCTATCTGTTCATCTATACTTGATTTAAAACTTTTCTCAAGTTCTGGTAACATCGCATTTATTTTTGCCATCTTTTCAGCAATAGCTGCCATTTTTGCTACATCTCTTTCCTCTTTAACTCGCTGTTCAAGTATCTTTAAAACCTCTTCTAACTCCTCGCGATGAGCTTTAGCAAGATTAATTTTAGTAGAACTCGGTTTTTTTCTCTTTTTTCTCTGTTTTTCTTTCAATCGCTCATAAGCTATGTCGTGATCAATTAATGTATTAATCGCATCTGTAACAGTCCATCCCTTTAGTTCTCTATATTTTTTGAAACGCTTACTTGTATACTCATCTACATGAAGAGTAAAAACACTACCATCTTTTTCTCGTATATGAATAGTAGAAGTAAACTCTTTTTCGATTTTGTGCTTTACCTGTAAATCAGATATGGGTTCTCCAGGAAATTGCTTCTTATACTCGGATAGAGTCATCCCGTGCTGTTTTAAGTGAAAATAAGTAATACGTCCTAAGTCCTTACCACAAATTCTGCAACGTACCATAAATATTAACGATTAGGCTTATTCAAATTACGATTATCAAATAAAACTTTCTTATATACTGGATATGAATTCTTCTTGAAATCAAAATGTTCTAAGACTCTATTTCTACATTCTTCACGATCAACTTTTAAACTTCTGAAATTTCTGAATACTCGTTTATAATTTTCTATATTCTCTTCCTCAGTTGATGCGAATGGAACTATGTAACCATGTTTACCACTTCGATAAATTTCTCTTACCGCTCCTCTATCATAAGCAAGTACCTTTGCACCATACAATAAACCTTCAAGTATATCCCATCCTAACGGTTCAGCCCAGAAGCCTGGATGTAACAACCCGCTTGCACGTTTCAAATATTTAATCTTCTCATCCCAACTCGCATTAAATAGAATCTTTACATTATCTAATTCATCGGACTCCTCTAAGATTAACCGAGCATATCCACCCTCTTGTGTAAACAAAGTATCACCCATCAAAACAAATTCATCATCGGGAAACTCCTTAGCCAATTCTATTATAACATGAGGAGACTTCACCATCGAAAAACGAGCTAAAAAGATATAAAGATTTTCTTGTTTATCGTGAATGTCAGCTTCAGGATAATTCTCTAAAACTAATCCAGAATACGCCCAATAGAAATAATGACCAAGATTCTTAAATTTCTCTCGGAGAGCAGACATCACCCACTTAGAAACCGCTATAACATGACAAGGAAAATTAGGCAATGATGAAATATTATCAGGATGATGGTCCCAAGACATTACTAAATGTGGAAAATTCTTTGGATCCTTAGATTTTAGATAATGATAATGATGGAAATGATTATCTTCAAGCACCACATCGCTTTCACTAAGAACTTCCAAATTAGATTCAACTAAATCCTTTTCTAAATCAACTGGATGAAGAGTCTTTCCATCCCAAGGTCTATAATTACCCGTTAATACCTTAACATTCTTATAAGAAAGATGCGAACCACGAGGCGCTAAAACATTAACTTCATATCCGTCTTCACCCAATAGCTTAGCAAGATATAACGTACGTACTTCAAGTCCTCCATAGAATTTATACATCTTATCAGTAACAGTAAAAAACATCGGAAATATGATGTTTACCAAACTCATTTGTCTCTTTCTTCTCTCAACAATGAAAATATACAAAAAATATAAATAGAAAAATATTAATTATGCTGATATAGGAAACACAGGATAAGATGACTGTGTCGCCCAAACACAAAGGGATGAAATATCCGAACTTGGCACTTCAATCTCCACTGCCGGCTGAGGCGTCTGCCAATTTGCATTCATCACAACATTCTGGAGTGCAGATCGTGAATGAACTATGCTTTCAAATCTATTCGTAGGAGTCTGAGTAATAAGCCCCATACCAATACTACCAGCAACCTGCCCTCGAACAACATGAGAAAGAGCCCCCTGTTCCGCTTGAACATCAGACGTCAAATCTATTATTCGCCCACCCGCTCGAAAACCAGTTACTCCTAAATCATAAGAATCTTTTGTACGAATCGCACTCACAAAATTCTGATTAATCATACCAGACGAAATCAAAGAATTTCTCACAGGCATTGCTTTCAAAGTATTATTTAGAACTACACCAGTATCATCTCCCATTATTATACCAACACTTGTAACATCCATGTGATCAAGTCTTACAGCCTGCGAGCCTAACATGGTTTCATTCTCAAGAATATTCGAATAACTCATATCAACACTCACCACTGCATCACTCGCTTGAATGCTATAATCTATCGAAGAAAAAGCCGAAACAGTTCCTATACACAACAAAAGCGCCATCAAAATAGACAGAATTCCTAACTTCATTTCCTCCTCCTTACGTATATTATTTATGATGAGAGATTGTTGAGAAAACAATCTCCCAGAAGTTATTTGCTTGTCATTGTAAACAAAAAAAACTACAATGACAAGGAGGTTATTAGCTTAATCCCTCCTCACTATATGCCATAATGTTACAGTTTTCTTATTACTAATTAATGAATTCGTGTTACTCAACAAAGGTCCTCATATAAACTGGATATTATCTTTATCCCATACTATCACTTCACCAACATGACCAACACTTATAGACGGAGCATAAACAACCTTAGCTTTTGCTTCGTTTTGAACTTTGAGTAAGAAAAAGAAATCTTCAGAAACTCTATCATAGTCATCGAGTTCTTCATGTTCAGAACTAAATAAATAAAATGGTCTTTTCAACTTTCCAAATACTTCTCGTTTAACAAGAACACAACCAAGTCCTGAAAGTAGTACATCACCATCAGGACGAGGAAATTCAAATATCTCATTTGTTTTGAAATCAATCGGTCCATCTCTTCTAAATGGCACTTGACTATGTCGGAAAGCTTGAGGTAATCGCAATGGAGATTTATCATGATAACGTGCTACTACTACATCAGCATCTAACTCAAGCATGCGCGCAATTGTATCCTGTCGTAAAACAATATCACAATCAAGATGTAAAAAATGAGTATAACCACTTGCCAAAAACTCTTCCGCTAATTGTTCGCGTGCAGTTGCCACACCAAATGAAAAATTCTTACGCCAGATTGTATTCGGAGGCTGCCATGCATTTCGCCAAGAATCTTCTACTACACAATGAGTATATCTAAAAGTAGGAATATAGGGAATACCAACAAAAAGAGAAACGCCTTTACGAGTTTCTATCTCCCAAGCTTGCATTTCAATCTTCTAACAGAAGCTTTATTTTAAATAGAGGATTATCGACATCTAATTCATGAAGAAATCGTAGAAAAATTTTCATATCTAAATTTCCTAATTGAAATGTTATTTTATTCTGTTTTGAATCAACTGAATCAATCTCCGCACCAAAACTAATTTCAGAAATTCTACGATTATACAAAATATTGTTTAGAATGTCATTTTCTTTCATTTAAATAGGAAACTCAATAACTTTCTCTAAAGGTCTATAACCTGAAACGTGCGAATCGTGAACAAGCACAACATGATTCATATTACCTGACCTAATCTTCTTTACCTTATAACTTAATTTCAGCATCCAATCAGGAAATTCGAATTTCGTACCATGTACTTCGATCGCTAAGACAGGACGATTATCAATGATTATCTTTCTTGCACCCTCTAAGACTTTTAACTCATTACCTTCAATATCAATCTTTATACAATCACACTTACCATCACTACAAAACTTATCAAGAGATACAACCTGAATAGTAGTATCACCTGCATAATCTACTTTGCTTATCCCCCTGTTAGATGCATCTGCTATCTTGAAATTAACTGTACCATCAAATTCCCATACACCCTTATTTATAGGAACAACACTATCTAATGAATTTGCTTCTATATTCTTTTTTAGTAAGCCAAAGTTTTTTGGATCAGGTTCAAATGCATAAACAGTTTCAGGATCACCGAATTTCGAAATATATATCGTATGAGTACCTATATAAGCACCAACATCAAATACAACTTTGTTCTTTGTATATTTCACTAATTCACGAAGTAAACCAATTTCATAATAGCCAACATTAGAAATCCACGATGAAACAAAATCATTCTGCGAGTAAGTATTTAAGCGTAACTCTTTACCATTACATCTTACTGTAAACTCATTATTCTGTACTCTTAGAATTTCAAACTGATCTCTTCCAACTAATTCGAAGGGTTCGCGAAAGGCAATGTGTTTAATGTTATCTTCTGAATAATTGAAATCGTTAAACGCTTTAACTTTACCATGCATTATTTGATAGCGCTGGAAATAAAAGAGATTTACCAGCGGTTCAGTGAATTGAAAACGGAATGTAGGATAAGTACCATAAGAATTTGACAATTCCTTATCGAAATAAACGTGACAGCCAGATCTACCTATTCGACAGAAGAAATCCTTATCCGCATCCTCAGCTTTCGAACCTATATAATCATAAAGTTCATCATAGCCATTTACAATACCCAGATACTTTCGTGGAAAAACTGCTATATCAAATGGAAGATAAGCACAATCACATAACTTATCATACCTGCGACCATCATCATTTAAAAATTGTGTCGACTTACCACATAATATCGCAAAATCTTTACTCTGCTCCCTACTCTCAATTTCAGTGACACTTAAATCAAGATGCCATAAAAACTCAGGAGACGGTTCTATTCCTGGCTTGATACAAACTATCCAATCACCCTCTGCATAAAGAAAAGCCGTATTCCATAAAGAAGCATGCTGAAGCTTAACCCTCTTATCCTTAGATCGTGATGGAAGATATAATATTCGATAAAAATTGTCAGTGTACTGCCTGAAATATTCCTTTGTATCATTATTATAGTTACTATCTACTGCTATCAACTCTGTGCTAACAGTTGCTGTTGATAGCAAACTTTCTAATTTTTCTTTTCTAAAGAGAGATGGTAAAACAATAATTGAATATTTGAGAGACATGTTTCATCCTCCTTCTTCTGTATCATATATCACCCGCCGCCGCCCCGCGCGCCGCGCGCTCCTTTATAAAAATATTATCTTCCTCATATAATATATATAAGTCCCGAAATTAACTAAAATCAAACACTACTGACATGTCACCAAAAGAATTCACAAGCAATCTAACTCTCCATCTACAACCATCTTCTGTGCCACTCAACAAGTCTATTTTCTTACGGGGATTCTTCCACCACTCTCGCCATTTCAACAGCTTCATGTCTTGCTTCAACTTTCGTTCTATTAATTTATTGTTGCCTCCGAGCATAATGTAAACAGGATGTTCAAATTGATGAAACCAATTACGATCTTCTCTATTATCAAGAATAGGAATCCTTATCATTCCTCATCTTCAAAATTTTTCGTATGAAATCGAACCTCTCCTTTATATGCATCATACCGATCCGCATCCACGTATTCAATAGTTTTACCAGCATCCCTGAACTTTTTAATCAGTTTTTGCATATCCTCATTCAAATCCTCTCCTTCTATCTGTCGCACATAAAGCGTATCCTCTTCACCTATATATCGCGCATGTTCCTCCCAAATGTCTACAAGACTACTCCCTTCTCGTTCACAATAAAAATTATCCTTATCAATATTCACTACTATCATATCTCCCAGTCTTGTCACAATCATATTTTACCTCCTACTTGAAATTTCATTTAATTGAATATTTTTTTCTTTAAATTCTCCAAATATCCTTTCATAACTTCATAGGATTTCCAATTCATCATGACATTACCAACCTGTTCGCCGAGTTTATTATATTCATTAATTGATATAACGTCTTTTGTTGCATCTACTTCTAAATAACCTTCATCCTCTGGAATAACTTTACCATTTTTGAATACTCTCACTCGTTTCGATATAGGAAACTCAACCATATAACGTATGAAACGCTTTTCCAAATTCATAATATCATATAGATATTCCATTGCTTCTTGATCATTTCCAACAACTCGCACCCAAACAGCATCCCAAGTGGAACCACGTATCATCAAATCTTCCAAATTGAAATGCTTGTTTTTTTCCAAAATTTTCCATTCCTTCTTGCTCTTTATCAAATCTTTTAAATTTGCATATACTTTTCCCATCTTAATTTTCCTCCTCAATCACCAATAAAATATTAAACTTGCCTAAGACCAAATCCCTTAACATCGACATGTCACGTTTGATTTCAAAGAAGAACTCCGGGACAGCCATGCCATCTTCTTGAATGTCCTCGAATAATGCACGTCTTTGTTTATACAGAAATGTAATGTTGGTAAGAGAATCATAGTCCCATTCCTGAATCTTCTCATCTTCCACTTTACATCGTATCCCATAAACTTGAGTTACATTTTCCCTTAAGGATTCTTGCTGCATTATTTCCGATCTTCCTTTTTTAATAACATCTATCAAATATGTCCTATTCCCTTTTTTCCTCGTTCTCTAATAACTCCATTTTCTGCCTCATTAGATTTATTACAAACTCGAAAACTAACACCCCACCTGTTAATTTTAACTTTTGATTTTCATCTTCAGTTGTCTCATAAGCGGATTTTAACCCTTTCATCGCTTCCTTGAATAAACATATCATTTCTTCTAATACCAGTATCTGCTCATCCCTCCCCATCTTCCTCCTCTCCTCCCTCATATCTCAGTCTTTTAAGTTCCATAATAACATATACGCCCTCTTCCTATATAAGACTTTCGATATCCTAAAATTTTCTTTATATATCTTTGTGTATGTGAAAGACCCATTTTTATATATAATTTTCATGTTTTATATTCTTTAGTATTTATTCCTTTTTATCACCTATAATTTTAAAGTTCTGTAGTTTGTATGTTTGTGTTTTTAAATTTAATATTTATTTTTTATTATTATTACCTTCCTTCCCCCTCCCCTCCTCTATGTTTATGATAAGCTAATATTATAAAAAATGAAATAAGTTTTTCCTATGTTAACACAAAAATATTAATAACTTCTTTTTTCGTGATTTCGATATACCCGATCACTTGGATAAAGAAACATGTCAAGCTGAGAAGCTTGGACTCTATCAGATATCCACCTATATAATTCAATCTCATTCTCTCTCATCGTATTCTTTGTCATCACGACAGTGAACTCAATATTATTAACTGTGGATCCCCACTTTTCTTGCCATGCTATTACTTGTACTTTATGTTTTCCTAACCATCGAAGTTGGTATTTGAGGGGATAATCTATAACACACGCTCCGTATTTTGCAGTTATTCTTTTTCTGATCTCTTCAATCAATTCTGCTGTATTTTTTATCATGATAATATATAAGATATAGGTATATAAAAGCCTTTCGATCACTTAAAGAAAATTTAATAATAGAATTAAAAAGAAAGAAATGATAACATTAAATATGAAGAGGGATAGGAGGGATAACAAGAGATGATACAGTAAGAAAAGATGAAAGAAAGATAACAAAAGAAGATAGGGATAGTGAAGAGAGATAACATAAATTGTTAAAGACTAAAGGTAAGAACTTTAAAACCATAGACCTTTATATATGGATAAAAACAATATATGATTGGTGATAGAAAATGTGTATGAATACAGAAAGTGGTATAGAATATGTAACAATTCACACGATATATGGAGAGATAGAACTGGGAAAGATAGATAAAGAAGGACGACTAATATGGAGAAGTGATAAATGGATAGTAGCACCCAAAGATAAAAAAGAGAGAGATAAAATACTAAGAAAAGATATAAAAGAAATAATAAGAGATGGCGGAAAGGAATATGAAAGAAAGACTAAAATTCATGATATTTAATAGAAGAAATAAAAAGTAATACAACTTCATAAATTCATAAAAGAGATAGAAGGATAACACTAATTCATATCTTCATAAAGAGAAAAAAGGGATAATAAAAGATAATACTAATATGAAGAAGTAAGAAAGAGATAAGAAGATAAAATTCAATATATAAAAGAATATCTAAAGTGATAGAATATCTAACATGTAGAATATCCATAATGTAGAAATACCTATAGAATATTCAGTATATAGGGAATACAATACCATAAGGATAGGAGTATCTAACATGTAAAGAATATCATAAGAGTATCATGAATGTAAGAATATCTATAAGATAGGAATACCTAAGGAATAGAATATCTTGAATGTAAGGATAAGGTATTCTATAGGATAGGAATATCTAAAGGATAAGAATATCATAAAGAATAAAAGTATCAAGATCCTAAGGTATAAAATATCAATACACAGTTTCAAGAATGTAAGAATAGAATATCTAAAAGATAAAGATAAGAGTATCAAGAATGTATACTAAAAGATTCAATAATGTATATCTAAGAATTCAATAAAGAATACCATACATGTAAGAATATCTAAGATGTAAAGATTTTTTTTTAGTATGATTATATAATATATATAATATATAATATATAAAGATCTTCTTCTAGTATGATATATAATAAAAGAAAGAAAGAAATATATAAAGAAAGAAAAGGTGCAAGTCTGGTATTATATGACATTATAGTCTTCCCTGTCTTTCAATGATTCTTCTTTCAATTCTTGATATTGCTGTATCTATTCCATCAATTTTATGGTGTATCTTCGTTTCTCCTGTGCTATCCAGTTCTGTACATAATCTATTTTTTTCTTTTATGAGTTCTTTATGCAAATCCCGTAATTCTTTCACTATTGCTTTATCCTTTATTTTTTCCATTGCTCCCATTTTCAATTACTATATTCAATATTGAAATATAAATATAAAAAGGATATGGTCATTAAGGTACTTACTCATGGTACTTAAATTGTCTTTTTGTACAAATTTTGTTATACTTCAAATTTGACCCTCTCATGCAATTTTAGAATTAGGGTATATAATTATATAGGTTAGAGTAAAAAATTTCGATGACAGGCTTGTATGAGCTTCTGACGCAATATTTTTAGGTAGTCTAAGATAGAATATTTAAAAAAATAAAAGAAGAAGTTACCAAGGCACTTCTCCATCATATTCTATTTTAATTTTTCCTTCTCTTATCTTCATTTTTGTATATTCTGATAGAGTTCGATAGAGATCTTCTTCGTTTTTCACGAATAGATACTGCCCTTCTTTTCTCGCTGGGAATTCTCCCGATATCTTGTATCTTTTCTCATTTTACATCACCAATTCCTTATTAGATTTTGCTATATAAAAAGCAATATGCACATGAAGTTCTTACCTATAATCCTTACTTTCAATCTTGATACTATAATATTGCATGAGACATTCATATTTAGCTTCTATCAAAATTTTTTGTGTTTTAGGTATAATTATATCCCCTTGTGTGTTTTATTGCAATGAGCGGCTTATATGGATGACTCACACGATATTTTTCGGTAGTCACTGATGCAATTCTTGAAATTCATAATTAGTAACACAAAACTTGACACTTTCGATCATCGCTTCTTACCTCTTTCACTATTTGCTGAAATTCAATGATAGCCGCAATGTTTTTGTCTTCCTATACTTTTATATTACCTACATGAAAAAATTTTGATGACGGGCTTCTATTTGCGTCTCACGC